AAACATCAAGTAAAATGGAATTTCTAATTTTAGTAAACGGCGTGAACTATGCGCCAATTGACAACAGTATATTCAGCGGCTACAAGTGGAACTTGCTGAAGCCTGGCGAAAGAATATTTAACGGGCCCTTGGGTTGGAATTCAAAATCTAATTGCGGGCGGTTGAAAAGCTTTGACGGTACCAACGTTGTACTTACCTACAACCAAACAGCACAAGACCCCCTTGAAGAAGCGCTTGGCCCTTTGCTTAGTTGCTTGGGGCCCTTTCTTCTTCACGGGTACAATTAATAAAATATATATTTCTTTTACGAAAATATATAAAATGCTTGCGTATGTCAATCAGTCCACTTACCTTTGGCCGATTGAACCAATAGTTAGGTCTTACCAAAAATCATGGTTGACTAAGTACGCAACGTTTTCAAGCGAATGGGCTGACCAAGGTATACCTTCGCCTGATATGACTGACCCTTCCAATTCCTACCTTATGCCTGAAGGCCAAGCGGCTGAATACTTTGCTTACTGTGATGATGAAGCGGCAAAGGCGGGCTTTGAATTGGAAAAGGGGTATTGCCCCCTTCTAGTTGCTGAGGATAATAAAAGGAAGGCTGAAAAGCTTCTTCTTCAGGAATTGAAAAACGCAACAGGCTTGGAAGTATTCAACCCTTTCATTAGCATAGAAAACAGGAAGAAGATAATAAGCTATGCGATGCAGTACGTAATAAAGCACCCTTATTTTAATAAGTTGTAAGAAGGCACCCCTTACAACTAGGCGGGCCGTTTCGGGTTGGTTACGGCCCCGCCTTTTCATTCACTTATAACCTATAATCATGTTGTTAGATTTTACAGAAGATGAGGCCCAAGTAATGCTTTACGCAATGGCCCGAAGAATAGAAACGCTTGAAGCCCGTAAAAGGAAGTCAAACGAAATTATTATTAACAGGCGCCTGGCTGTTGCTGACGCTATTGCTGTGAAGCTTGAATTTGCTTTTCCTAAAATAGTCAGGTCATTCAATATAGAAATATGAAAGCATTAATTCACAGTTACCATGCGGGCAACGGGCTTACAGTTTGGCGCCCAGGAGGTGAAACATTGGCTTGGGTAAGCCCAACCCGAGAAGTACAGTATAAGGCAAAGGTTTCTTCTATAGAAAAGCAAGCCATTGAAAAACTAGCGGCGACGGATAATAGAACCGTTTCAGTAACCCAAGAACAAAGGGTCTTTTCTGTACCGCCTAAAAGGTACAGGGGATGAAGAAGGTAACCGCTTACAAATGCGAATTCTGTTCTAAGCTGTACCAACTTGAAAGGTTTGCTTCAGCACACGAGGTCAAGTGTAAAATGAACCCTAATAATAAGCGGGTTTGTTTTGATTGCCAACACATAGAAAAGGTGACGGCTGAACATACTGTTTTTGATCACAACGGTAATGACTACCAACAGGAAGTTCAAATTCTACGATGCAACAAGTTGGGGGTTTACGTTTACCCTCCCCAAGTAGGGTTTTCAGAAAACGGGCCTTACTTGGCTGAAAACTTGGGCGACGTTGAAAACATACCCATGAAACAAAAATGTAATTTATTCACCAATAAAGGTATTGAACTATGAAAATTGAAGACTTTAATAAAGGCCAAGAAATTCTTGAAAAACTTAAAACCCTATACGACAACAAGAAGTCTTTGAAGAGGGCGATTAAGCAATGCGATTCTTTCAAAGATGAAGACAGGTATAAAGCGGTCTTTTTTTCAGGGCGTGGGGGGTCAGTCACAACTTCAATAAAAACAAGGTCTATAAGGGTCGGGCTTACCGTATGCCTTACTGAAATTGAAGCTGAAATAAAAACCATTGAAGAACAATTTGAAGACCTATAATTATGAAAACGCCGCTATTAAAAAAGCGTTACGAAGAAGCCAAGAAACTGTTCTTTGAAACCCCGCCTGATGCTTACCATTATGAGGAAAGAAAAAATATTTTCAATAGGCTTCATTTGTGGGTTCAGGACTTCAGCGGTGAAGAAGGTGAAGGTGAAGGTTCTGTTTGCAACCGATTAGGGTGCAAGGGTATTTTAGGTTCAGAAGAACCTGAAGGCTGTTGCACTTGTTTTAGAAACCCGCCTTGTGGATTTTGTACAGCGGGGCGTTTGTATTGTGATGAGTGCGGGTGGCAAGAAGAAAATCATTAACTTTGATTAATGGACTTAATTTCAGACTTCACACAAGAGATAGAATATGTAATGTCTTTGATCAAGCTTGAACTTCAGGCAAAGCTTAAAGCACAAGGCTACGGCGATAAGTCAAAGTCACGTCTTCAGCAAACCATGGAGTACGAAGTCAAGCCCGTTGCAACCCTAATAGTTGCATCGATGTACATGGAGGATTATTTCACCTTTGTAGAAAACAAAACACCCGCTTCACGTATACCCTTTGGCGGCCCTAAAACAGGAAAGAAGGTATCGAAGTACATACAAGCTTTATTTCGCTATTGGCGGGTAAAGCGGGGCCTTGGTGCAAAGGCGGCTCTTCGGGCTTCATTTGCAACAGCCAACGTACACAAGAAGGAAGGAAGGCCAACCCGTAGGTCTTTCAAATATTCCAAAGACGGGACAAGGTCGGGCTTCATAGAAACAACTTTGAAGTCTGTTGAAGAAAAAGTATTTGCCATCTTAGAAAGAAGAATTGGCGACACATTAGAATTATCATTTACTAACTTGCTGAACGATTTATATACAGGTCGGGCGGCGTAAATTACCATTATGAATATTGAAGAATTACCGAAGATTGAAAAGCTTAGCGGCAAGGCCAACAGCTTGAAGAAAGAATTGAAAATGATCGAAGGCCTAACCAAGCATTTAGCTAATAGCAAAAATGACGAAAAGGTAGGTATGAAGCTTGACGCAATGTCTGACTTCATGGAAAACGGCGGCGGCTTAATTGGTGCAATTGTAAACGCTATGAAGAAGGGCGGGGCCCCTGAAGGTATTAATTGTGATTGCCCTTCTTGTAATGAAGAACGCCTTGAAGGTAATGAACCAATTACAGGGGTAAGGATGATCATAGAACCGTCAACAGCAATTAAAATGCTTGGCATAGTTCACCTAGAAAAGCAATCTTCACTTACTGAAGTAATTGCTGAACTTGAACAGTACGGCGTCAACGTAACAAACGCAAAATAGTATGTATTTAGAATTGCACTTTCAAAACTATTTAGAAAAAAGGGAGCTCAAGGGAAACATAAACGAAGCCCAAGAAACTGAACTTAGGCGTTCTTTCTTTGCGGGGGTTGGCGGTATTATGCTTGCACTACAAGAAGGCGGTAAGGTTGGCTTCTTTGCAGCCGAACAGGAACATAATAAATTTTGGAATAAGGAAACAGGGGAGAAGATTTTCTAAGGCTAAACTGTTTATAGGATAGTTGGGGTTGCCCCTTGTGTAGAAATGCGCAAGGGGCTTTTTGGTTGACTTTTTACACCGTCAACAATTAGGCTATTTGAAGCGGTCGGCGTTCAATGACTATATTTGTCTAAAATTCGAACGATGGCAAAGAAGCTGGCCTTTATATTGGAACTAGAAAACGGCGCTAAATTAGTGTCACAAATTTCAGACATTGAACTGAAGTATAAGGCCCTCGGTAAGCAAATAAGGGGTACTGAAAAAGAAATTGAAGCGTTCAACAATGCAACCGACGAACAGAAACAAGCGCTTGAATCTGAAGGCGTGACCCTTGAAAAATTAGAAACAAGGTATAAGGTTCTGAAGGCTGAACAGATTGACTTAAGCGCAACCAAGAAAAGGGTAAACGCTGACATTCGTGATCAGATTAAGCTATTTGACGAACAGGGCAAAAGGGTACCTGAAGATTCACTTATTGGCCTACGAAGAAGGTACAGGGAACTAAGGAAAGAAATAGACAGCCTTAGCAAGGAAGCAAGGCAACTACCTGAAAACCTTGACAAGGTCAAAGAAGCAAACGGCGTAAAAGAACAGATCAATGAAATGGGCGCCGCTGTTGGTGACTTCAGGGAACAAGTCGGTTCATACGAAAAAGCAATTACAACCGTATTCGAAAAGTTTGGGATTGGCAAAGGAAAGGGCGGGGGCCTTACCGCTTTAATCGAACCAATCAGCGGGTTGCTTTCGGGCGGCTTTCCTTTCGGGAGCGGGGGCGTTCTTGAAGGCTTGGGCGGTGTTGGTACAGAAGGTGCAAGCGGCGGCGGTGGCGGTGCGCTTGGCGGCTTGCTTGGTGATGTTGGGGGGCTGACTTCAGCACTTGGGCCAGCGGGTTTATTAGCAACAGCGGGGGCGGCAACCTTAGTGGCGACGGCGGGCTATGTTGCTGACGTTACGCAAGAATTCGAAATACTATTTCAGAAGGTAGGGCAAGTAAGCGGGGCTGTTGGGCCTGAACTTGTACAAGCGACGGCGCAAATTCAAGCCATTGCTGAAACCTACAACGTTGAATTCGACGAAATACTAAAGGCGGCTAATGCAACAAGCAAGGCCTTCAATACTGACATAGGTGACACGATAGAACTTATCAGGCAAGGGATAGCTTCGGGGGCTGACTTCAACGGCGAATACCTTGATTCTCTTAGGGAATACCCGAGGCTTGTGGCTGAAGCGGGCCTAAGTCAAGAACAGTTTAATGAAATACTTATCAGGTCTACCCAAGAAGGTATTTATTCGGACAAGGGTATTGACTTAGTCAAAGAAGGTAACATTAGGCTTAGGGAACAAACCAAGGCAACCAAGACAGCGCTTACAAACGCATTCGGAAAGGAAGCGGCGGCTGAAATATTAGAAGGCGTCAATACAGGTGCCAAGTCCACCTTCGAAGCAATGCAAGAAGTTTCAAAGCAACTTACTGAAGTAGACCTTACCGCTGAACAAACAGGGGCCGTATTGGCTGACGTATTCGGCGGGCCTGGGGAGGATGCGGGTATAGAATTTATTAAGACGCTTCAGGATGTTGACGGCAACCTTGAAAACGTAATAAATACAACAGACGCTTATACCAAGGTTCAAAATGCACAATACGAAGCAACCCTTCAACTTACTACAGCACAATCAAACCTTGCGTCACAGTTTGCGGGCTCGGGTACTTCATTGCGTACACTTGGCACACAATTACAAGCTTTCGGTACTGAAGTGCTTGATAAGACTTTGCTTAAGATCAGGGCCGTAGGTAATGAATTTTCAGAAGGCGGTTTTGTTGCGGGCCTTAAGCAATTAGGTAGTACGGTTGCGGGAACAGTAACACCTTTGGGCCTTGTGCAAGGTGAAACAGTAGGAGAAGCCCGACTTCGTCAACAGGACGCCGACGCACTTAGGCAACAAACAGAAAAGGAAGAAGAACAAGCCCGACTTCGTGAGGAAAGGAACAAGCGGGGGGCAAATGGTATACAGGGGCTTCGTGAAGAACAAACCAAGCTTACCCAAGCAATACAGGACGCTAAGGCCAAAGGTGAACCGTATGAACAATTTCTTGAAGATTACAATAATGTAACCAAGCGTTTAGCGGCTGCAACTGAAAACCTTAACGGCGGTATTTCTAGGACTAAGACAGTAACAGAAGGACAGGTTGGAAGCCTTAAGGCCCTACAAGCTGAACTTTCTAAAATTCAGGAAAAACTTGAAAAGCAAGCCAACCCTGAACAAGGGCTTATTGATCAACGTGACGACCTTACCGAAAGGGTAAGAATTCAACAAGAAAAGATTGCAGCCGAAAGCAAGAAGTCAAAAGAAAAGCAAGCGAAGGAAGCCCTTGAAATTGAAAGGTTGAACTTGGAACTTGAAGCCCGTCTTTCCATTGACAACGAAAAGATTCTTCAGGCTGAACTTGCCCGTATTAAAGTTGGGTCTGAAGTAGCGGTTCTTGAACAGCGTCTTGGTACAGCCCGAGAAGGGTCAAATGAATTCTTGAAAATAGAAGCTGAACTTGCACAAAAAAGACTTGACCTAAAAAGCGCAAACCAAGGGGTTACTGATGTCAATACTGAAGTCAACCTTGATGACGCCGTAGGAACAGCCAACAGTATAGCAAGGCGTCTTTCTGAATCAGAAGAAGAACTAAACCTTCGCCTTCAGGGTATTCAATTGCTTGCAGCGAATAAGCGAATTGAAAAGCGACTTGAAAGCGAAAAGCTTCTTGCAACTGAAAGGTTTGAATTAGAACAACAGCTTGCGGAAAATGTAAAGCAACTTGACCTTAACGAAGTGAACTTTCAAGCTGAAAGGCAAGCTGAACGTATTGACCAAAGGTTAGAACAGCAACTTATTGGCCTTGCTTCTGAAGTTGAAAACTTGAAGGAATACGAAGAACAAAAAAGCGTCCTTATTCTTGAAGCTGACCTTGAACGTTTGGAATCTGAAAAAAATAGAAGGCTTGAAGCAAATGAAGAACTTCTTACAATAGAATCGGAGATTGCAGAAAAGCGCCTTGAACTTCAGGACAAGCTTAATGAAGACATTGTTGCCAAGGAAAAGAAAAGGCTTGAAGAACAAGAAAAGCTTCAGAAGCAACTTGTCGGCGTACAGGTTGGGGCGCTTGGTGAAATAGGTGAAGCGCTCGGGGCCTTCTTCCTAGATGCTGAAGCAACGCAAGAAGATTTTGTAAAGTCGCTACTTCTTACCTTGTTGGATTCGGTTGAAAAATCAATCAACCTATACTTGGCCCAAATAATAGCCAAGGAAATAGCAAGTAAGTCTTTTGGTGGTATTGCTACGGCTGCAATTCTTAGCGGTGTTGTAAAGGGCGCCTTCGGTGTTGCCAAGGCACAAATTCAAGCAAATGAAGAGGGGGCTTTATTGTTGCCTTCACATTCGAGGGGTACTATTACCCGTGACGTTTTAAACATTCGGTCACATACCCCCGACGACTTGAAGCGGGGCACGATCTTTCAAGGGTATAGCCATGCTTCAAAAGGTGAACATTTCAGGGTCGGCAATCAAATAAACGAAGCTGAATATGGCGAAGCGATCATAAACAAGAAGTCAACCCAAAGATTCAAACCTTTGCTATCGGCAATAAACAGTTATAGCGGTTGGGGTAAGGCTTTTTCTGACGGTGCGGTACTAGGTACTGAAACGGGTAACGTTGTGACAGTAGGGGGCACAACAGGAATAAGCGCCGCTGTTATTCCTGAAAGCCAAATGACTAAATTTGCTGAAATAGTAAGTACGACACAAGCCGAAAGCTTGACCCCCTTAATAATTTCAATTGTAGAACAGGTTATTACGGGCCTTGATGAATCAAACAGGCTAAAGGAACGTAAGGCTGAAGCTGAACAAAATGGTAGTATATAATGGCAATAACAATAAATTCAAGACCCGCAACAACTAGCTTCAACGAAGTAGGCAATTGCATTAAGTGGAACCTTACAATGAGTGACACGGGGAGCGGTGACATACGCCGCCGATTTGGTTACCAACTGAAGACAAAGGACGGTAAGGCAATAACTAACAAAGAAAGTTTGACACCTGTTGCAGGGTCACCTTTTGACCTTGACTTCAGGCGGGACATATTACCTTTTGTCTATACTAAGCCGCCCGTAAATAATGCCAACTTTTTTGCACCAAGGCCCGAGAATGAAATGGTAGTTGAAGTTCAACTTGAATTTTGGGAAATCGTACACGATGCCCTTACTTGTGAAACTACTGAAGAAGCGGTTACAACTGACGGCACTTACATTGTGGTAAATTGCGCTTCGAATTGGTTCTTTCCTATTGAAAAGTCACCGCCCGCCCTAATGAGTAGAAAGCCGCTTTTCATTCAGGCGTCGCCGAAAATGGAGGACTTATTGTATTACTACAAATACCCAGGACTAGGACACGGGCCAACACAATTACAAGCAACAATTTACGGGGCGGGGGGTACAGTTATTGGTGACCGTGGCCCTGTTCCAATTGCTGACGGGATGAACTCCTACCCTGTTGGGCCTGGCAATTTTTATAATACAAGCCTTGGCTATCCTGACGGGGCCCCTTCAGGCGTAACAGCAATTAAAATTTTCACAGATGCGGGTGATGTTGTCACCTATACAATTGAACCTTGTTCTTCGGAAAATGACACAACGCTATACTTCCAAAGTACAGACGGCGGGTACTCGGGTATTTCTTTTGAAAATGCAAAGCGGTCAATCAAAAGTTCGTTTACTGAAATTTGTAGGTTTAACCCAAGCTGTGAACCTTGGCAACTAAGCGACATTGTGAACGGCGGCGAAAGCATAAGCAACAAAAAGTCATACCAAGAAATTTCTTTGACTAAGTACATTGAAGACGAAGACCCAAGGGACTTGCATCATTACGAACAACTTCTTGCTTCAGGATCATATTACCTAATGCTTCCTTGGCGTTACACCGCTGTTGATGGAAGGCTTAGAATGCTGAAATTTATACCTTCAGCGGGGTCGCTTGTCTACTATGATCAAGACAGGATTGCAAAGCTTACAATCAAGGGAAAAGTAAACGTGCCTTTTAATTTACCTAACTTTGCAACATAATGGCGAATTGCGTAAGTATAAGATTACAAGAAGTATTTGATTACATACCTGAAAAGTATGTGGAGGGTGACGGCTATGTGTACCTAGACCTGAAGCCTGACTTTGACCTTCGGGAAACAAAACAGCTTACTGAACTGAATGAAGAAGGCAAGCTTACTTTTACATTTCAATTAGGTTTTGACCTTCCTTGGACTGAAAAGAATTTTGCCGTACTGAAGAAGTTCTTGCACTCCAACCACACAGACAACGACCGAAAGCAAATAAATGTCGACGTTGTAAACGGTTCACACGTGACGTCTGAAAATCAGCTATACGTTACGAAGGGAAAGCTTGGAAGGATAGACGCACAATTAAAGCTAAGCCTGAATCATTGGGCCCTGAAGTCTGCAAACTTGAAGCTGAAAGAAATACAGCAAGAAGACTTTGAATTTAGTATTGCAAACCTTACGGACGTAATAGAAAACCAAAAGCTGTACGACAAGGACAATGCAGGTGTTTGGTTGCCTTATTTTGACTACGGTACTATCATACGTGATCATTCAATAACAGGGCGAACGTTCAACTTCGTAGCGCAAATTTATCAGATGCGTCCATGGTTCCACGTCTCGGGTATTCTACGAAACGGGTTTTGTAATGTAGGTTGGAACTTCATAAGCCCGCTATTTGACAGCACTTACGGCAAGTCATTAATTACCTACTTGCTTGACAGGAATTACGGTATTTCAGACCCAAGGGTTCCTTTGCTAAATGCAAGGGCAAGCGTTCAAGAAAATTATATTGTTGGCTTCCAATTCTTAGGGGGGAGGGGTGACAGGGTTGCCTTTCCTGAATCTGAAGAAGACAACGGCGGCAACCTTTCTGACTTCAATGCAATTTATTCAGGCGTTGGTGAAGTGAATGTAAAAGGGCGGGTAAGGATTACTGTTGCAAAGAAAGGCACAACGATAACCTTGCGGTACGGTAACCTTACAAAGACGACGGTAACGGGCGGCAATTCAATGGGAACTTCGCCGTTAATCGATTCATTTGAAGCAACTACTTCAGAGGATGATGAAGACATAGCTTGGAACTTTGAAGCGGCTAATATTCCAATTGGTGATCTTGACCGTTACGGGGTGTTTATTCAAAAGCAACCCGCTGATAGCTTGGTGGCCGTAAGAAACAACAAGGACGATGACGGCAATGTAATTCAAGGAGAAGAAGGTTCTTATATTCAGTATACAGGTGTCCGTAAATATTGGGAAAAGGGCGACGTTGTCAACCTTGCTGATATGATTGATCCTGAATGGTTATTTCTTGACTTCGTGAAGGGTATAACCCACTTGCTTAACTTAAAGTGGTATACGAATTTCAGGACGTTGGAAGTCTTGGCCCTTCAGCCTTATGAAGTTGAACTTATGGGCGAAGTTCTTGAAAGCTTTTTTATTGAAGATTCAGTTGAAAACCTAATTGCTAAGATTGACCCCAAGACGGTACAGACGACAAGCCCGCAAGTTGATCAAGAAAGAAGAATTCTTTTATCGTACAAAGACAGTACCGACGAGTACGTGAAGAATATGAACTTTGCAAATAGCCTTTATAGCCACACGGAGGACTTAGGCGAAAAGTTCACAGTTGACAAAACCAAAGAATTACCAAACCCGTTTTTTGAAGCTACGGCTGAAGGGGCCCTTTCAAATACAAGATTGCCAGGTCTAACCCTTTCTATTTCAAAAATGCGTGACGGTTCAAGATACGGTTGGAATTATGGCCCAAGGGTAGTGCTTGCACACGGGTACAGGAAAATAAGATTAAGTGACACGGGCGGTATTCCTTTTTCAGGTTTAGGCGGGGGCGGTACTCCTGGGCTTAGGCTTTTTGATTGGGGCGCCGATTCGAAGAAGCTTATACCTTTGGCTTCTTCTTTCGTAAGGCATGAAGTAGCTGAAACCGAAAACGACGAAAACGCTGAAGATTTTATTCTAATAACTGACAACGTAGCTTTTGGACTAAACCCCGAACTTGGGGATTACGACACAGTAAAAACATTGTATTGGCACGTTTACCGTCGTTGGCTGAAGGAACAATTGAATAATATGACTATTCAATACCTTGTTTCACTTACCAACGTTGACTTCAGGGCTTTAGATTTTAGAAGCTATTACCTAATTGAACACTTGGGCCGATTGGTGAAGGTTCGTATAAATTCGGTAAATGACTTTCATTATTGCGGTACGATAAGTACCCCTGTTGACTTCATTCCTGAAATTCAGGTAAGCGACCTTTGCGGGTTGGTGACGGGTACCCCTGGGGATGGTGACGGGCCAAGGCCTTGCGCAAATTACCCGATTGTACTTTGTAGCGATGACGGCGCAAGTTGCTTTACTTTTTCCATCGGTGGAAGTAACAGCGCAATCATAGATTCTATTACTTGGCAAGTAAGGGAGCAAACGAGTATTGGGTTCACCAATTGGCAAAACGTAGCGACGGCGCTGACTTATACAAAGTGTAATTCAGAACGTAGCTTTGAAGTTCGGGCAATAGTTTCTTACGAAGAAGACCAAGGCCAATTTTGTGAAGCAATAACAACGAATGAAAAGTTTGTAAATGCTTGCCCTTATATTGATTGGTCAATACTTTGCTTCGATGTATTGCAGCCGCCAAACCCTACCCTTTTCAAAAAGGCAAAAGTTGAATGGGCGGGCGAAGACATTGACGAAGACCAAATTTCAATTTTAAGTTTTGAATGGTCACAGATCGGGGAGCCGTTTGCAAATTGGGTTCCTTACAATAATGAAGCAATACACCCGTCCGACTTAGGAACGGGTTTATTTAGGGCGACGGTTCAATATGCATCTTGCCCGCCTGTTGACATTATAACGGTTTGGGTTGCTACGGCTTTGAACTTCAGGGTACAATACCAAGCGGTTTAGAAATAGACTACTTGATCAAGTATAGAATAAGCGAAGACGGTGGGGTGACTTGGGGCGGTTGGCTTATATACGAAGATGGAAATAACGCTTGCGGCGAAATGGTACAGGCTAAGGCTATGATTCATTTTTGCGATGACGCTTGTGCAACAATTTGTTTGACCGCTGAATGTGAAAGCTGTACGCCGTTTGATGCGGGGGCACCTTCCAACATAGCGGTTTGTAATAGTGGAAATATTTAATAACATATAAAATTCAAAATTATGGCGTGTCCAGTGACATTCGACAACAACGCAGTAAGCGGCCTGATAAGCGGGGCCGTTACTTCTTCAGGTATTTGGGAGCTAATAGGCTATTCGACTACCAATGCGGGCCCCTTTGGGCCTGGGGGTAATTTCCCAACAGCAAACCCCGCTTGGGGGGCTTCGGTTTCAACCGATAATTTGACTGAGGGCTTTTACCAATTCAAATACAAAGCTAACCTTCCTGAAACTGACCCTTGCTACGGCGAAGCGCTTTTTGTTTTGGCGGTCGTACAAGGTAGTACTGATGTGCCCGCAAATAAGGTTTTCAATCTATGTTCTAATGATGCAATTAGAAACATATTTGACGATTCAGGTCTATACGATGAATCAACAATTAACCCCGTCGATTACGACATAGAAGCCTCGGCGGGTATTGGTGCAGCTTGGACGAATGCAGGGGGCGCAGGGGGCGTAACAGATGACAACTATGACCCGTCGGCTGAAACGTCTTACCCTGTAACAAGGGTTTTCACGTTTACAATTACACCAACCGCACCCGCTTCACATACTTTGTCGGGCTGTGATAATTGCGCTGTTGAAACGTTGACTGTTACCTACAATGTAACTGAAGCCTTCAACCCAGGAACAGCTTCTAACATTGCCGTTTGTAATGATGGTGACGTATAGTAAGATTTCGTTTTGTTAATTTTTTCGGGGCGCCGTTCCCATTTGGCGCCCCGTTTATCATCCTGAAAACCTGAAAATAAAATTCAATACATGGCTTGTTCATTCAATATAAAAACAAACTTTTTGCCTGATGCTTCAAGCGGCGGGCAATGGGAACTTGTAGGCTTTTCACTTACTGAAAACGGAACTTACGGAACGGGTGGAAATTGGCCGTGGTTGACTAATGCGCAAGAAGACCCAAGCGTAAACTTTGACAACATACAGCAAGGGTTTTATAAGCTTAATTATTTTGTTTCGGGTTCTTGCGGAGGGGCCCAAGAAGTTGTTATTCCTGTGATCGGCGGCGGCGATGCGGGTATGACTGAAACAATTGACACCTGTACAACTTCAGGAATAATAAATATTACTGATGAACTTGGTACCATCTTTGACGGCGGGGTACTTGAACCTTCTTATAACTTCACGGGTAGCGGCTTCACTTCAGCGGGTTTTAATCAGCCCAACCCCAATACGCCAATTGGTGCAACGTTTGACCCTTCACAAGTTGCGGCGGGTACTTACGTCATTACCTTAACAATAACACCTTCGACGCCTTCAGGGTATTCCTTGGCGCCTTGTTGCCTTCCAACTTCAGCGGCCCTTATTGTAAATGTTTCTGAAGCTAGTATTGAAATTGAAATTGATGATTCTTGTCACATAAACCTTGTAAGTACAACAGGCTGTACAAACGCCACCTTTGAACTTCATAAGTCAGTCAACGGCGGGGCCTATGTACCAACAGGAATTTCAAATTTACCTTACCAAGCCCAAGAAGATGCAGATTGGAAACTAGTGGGTACGGGGTGCGATTGCGGTACAGTAGATTCAAACATTGTAGACTCGACAGGGTGTTGTGATAATTCAGCGCTTTCAATGTATTTTGATGCTGACTTTTGTGCATTCTTTATAAACGGTTCATTGGGTTGCAGCGGCGGCACAATCAAATGGTATAGGTCTTGTGACGGGCAACAAACTTGGGAACACCAACCGCAACACGATGGGGCAACCTTCTTTTTCGTAAATGATGATTGCTGTTACCAAGCAATAAAGGATTGCCCGAACGGTTGTAATAATTATTCAAATGTTGATTGCGCTTCAGGTTGTGCGGGCGGCTGTAACGGTGCCCTTGGAGGTACAAGCTTGCCTTGTAAGTATAGGGTTTCTTCAGGAACCTACTGTACAGGCGGGACGCTGAAGCTTATAAAAACGGGTGTTGGTGTTGTTAGTTCAGTAGCCCTTACGGGTGCAAATACTTACCCTATTGATTTTGACATAACAAGCGACGGGTCATACTATGCTTCATTAGCTTGTAATGACGGTTGCCCTGATTACGTAGGGCCAACATTCACTTATACAGGTTGCGGGGGCGGCAATGATTGTAATTCAGTTCTTACGACTTCAGTTGTAGGGTGTACGATTACGGCAAACGTTACAAATTGCCCAAGCCCTGTTTATACATTCCTGAAGCCTGACGGGTCAGTAGCTTATTCAGGGCCAAATAATTCTTATACGGGTGATGTAGACGGCACTTGGTCAATAACAGCTTCAGGGTGTCCGAATTGCCCAACGCTAAATTCAACGGAAACCTTGGCGGGTTGCGGCGGTAATACTTGCAATTGTTCAGCTACCATAACAGAAACGCCTTGCGCAAACTTTACATTGAACCCTCAATCATGCACGGGTTATACAATACAATGGCAATTTAGAACAGGGGCGGGCCAAGCTTGGAATAATGTAGGTTCAGGCGGCCTTACATACCAAGGAAGCCAAAACGGGCAATACAGGGCCGTATTAAGTAAAGCGGGTTGCCCTAATGAAAACACCAACATAATAACAATTACTTGCTTCGGTACGGGTTGTGATTGTACGCCAACTATTACAGTTGATCAGAACGATTGCGAGATTGAATGGACGCTTTCAGGTTGTACAGGATTTACAACTATAATGCAGTTTCTAGGTTCAGGCGGGTGGGTTGACATTAGCACAAACCCGTCAAGCCCTTACACCCCGTCAAGTAATGGAACTTATAGGCTGAAGTTTACAAAGGCAAACTGTAATACTGTCTTCAGCGATCCAATTGAAATTACTTGTGTCGGCGGCGGGTGCCAGGTCGTAATTTCTGCAATGAACGTCGACCCTAATAATTGCAATAATGTTATTGTTGCATGGACAGGGGCGGGCGGTGACAACGTTACTGTTCAATGGACTAAGGCAACGGCTAATACAGCAAATTGTGACAATGCATCAGGTTGGCAAGTTCTGACAGGTGCAAGCAACACGGTACCCAATGCAGACGGTACAGGGTTTTCAAATATTGTACTTGGGCCTGATGATTGCAACACCTGTATAAGGGCAATCATAAACGCAAACGGCGAAGGGTGCGGTCAAACTGTTGGCAAGGTGTACGCCCCTTGCTGTTGTAATGACACCCCAACAATATCAGAACAAGGTATTGACGTAACTTATGACTTAAGGGTTTATGATCAGGCGGGCGTACAAGATAGGTATGATGAAGAAGGTGTTCAGAACCAATCTTACCCGAGGGCTTTGGGAATAGTAAAAGTGTTCAGGGACAACGTAGAAATTGAATCGACACCTTTTAGCGTCAATTGTACAACTATAAATATTAGAAGGCTTGTTTCGACAGGGTTTACACAACCGACGCCAGTAACGGGCGATTATTACGAAACAATACAGTTCGGGAAAAGTACAGACGATTCATTGTTTACTATTCCTTTGGCGCCAACGACAGCAACCTTGACAGGTGTTGCGGGTACTGTTGCAAGTAATGACTTAATCTTGGACACAAACGACCCAAGTATTCAACAAGACGCCTTAGACAAAGTAATTAGAAACCACGTCGGCACGTTGAACCTGTACACAAATTTACAAGTTGCAATTTCGCAAACTGTAAAGATGAGCTTCAGGACTGAATGTAGGCACAACGCAAATGACAATTATTGCGGCCTACAAGACGGCGCAATGGCAATGTCTTGGAATAGCCAAGGAACAAGTTTGTCCGTAAACGGCTTGGGCGGTATTAGGAGCGGGGAGCAAATATTGCTAAGTAGTAACGCAGCGTCTTGTGGCGGCTTAGCGACGAACCTATTAGTTGCAACGTCGAACATAACAATATCGGGGTCAAGCCATAATTTTGTAAATGTAACGACGCCAAACGCAGCGGCCACATATAACAACGCACCCGACCCAATTAGTCGGGTATGTTCTGAACATGAACTAACAGTAAGCGGCGAATGTACGGGGGCAACTTACCTTTGGTCAACAGGTGAAACGACAGAAACTATAACAGTTGCAAGCGGGGATTATTCAGTTGTCGTATCTTGCCCCGACGGTTGCACTTATACACTAAACATAACAGTATGACAATTAAAGTAAATTACGGGGTTGCTGACGCTAAAGGCGAAAAGGTAAGGGCTGAAACTATTACGTTCGAAAGTCGGGAGGCTTCATTCAATTCAGCGGTTTCAGTTGAAGCTTTTGATCAGGCCACCGCAAAACTAAACAGGGAAAAGGGGGAGTCAATTTATTATCTTGCGTTTGTAACACAAAAAGGCAAATGATGTACGTAGAATTTGAAAGGCTAATTTATTACCAATTCGTTTTAATTTATGGCGATTCTATGAAGTACGAAAAGGGCAAGGTTGGGGTTTACCAATTGATGATTAACAACTACTTAAAACAACAAGCTAATGGCAAAAAAATATATCTTGGTAGAAATAACCAAAGGTCGAATAATTGAATTGCGTAAGGTAAGCGAAGAAGAAAAGTTTGCAGTAAACAGCGGCAAGAAAGCCAACCAATATTTGTACGCCGCTGAAAGCATAAAAGAAGCAAGGGCAAACCTGAAGGCCCACAATGACGTAATTACCGAAGGGGTAAATAAGGTGAAGGAAAAACAAGTATTTGCCGCCCAAGCTGCAAGCGTAACGCCAACGCAAATTAAGCTTTGGGATTGGTCAAAGGTTACGTCAAAAGTAAAGAACCAACTTATAAAGGCCTACAAGGTTTTTGACTTCAGGGCTATATTTAAGATTCATAATGAACTGAAGCTTTCGCCCGTAAATTACTGTTGCGATTCTTACGAAGCTTGGGTAAAATACAATTTAGAAAAAGCGAACGCTGATGGAATACTACAATTGGGATAAAGTACCTGAAGACGAAAAGCAAAGGGTTTATGACGCTGTTGAAAACTACGATCTTGACGACTTGCTTGATATGTATTATGAATTCGAACTTGGTTCAATTCGCTATTGTTGCCCCTTTGATGGAATGTGGCAACATTTCAATGACGCCGTAGTCAAAAAACTAATATGAAAAAGGAAAGGAAAAGAATAGTAATGCTTGAATTCTTGAAGCGTTGCGGCTATGAAGGTGACGAAATTACACCGAAGGCTTGGAAGCTTTTAAGGCACGTAAATTACAAGTCGTTTATTGAACCGATGGTTATTGCTGACTTCAAAAGCAAACGAAACCCCAAGGGTATGACGGTTGGAAAACTAGCAATTAAGTACGGTATTAACATTGACCAAGTCAAGTACATTCTTTTCAAGAAAAACGCTAATTAGTGTAAATTGTCCACTTCAGAACAAGGGTAATGCTTACAAATGGGCCTCTTCAATATTACCTTTGACACCATGGATAAGATACTAAGACTGATTTCAGGGCAACAATTCGAGATTGCGGAAAATTGGGGCAAGTCCCAAATTAGCCGAATTTTAATAAACCAAGAACTAGGGGCAACCGAGGACTTCTTCAAGGAAGAAAAGGAAAAGTCACTTCAAATAGACGTCTTTTTCGAAGACAACTTTGCGGGTATTTATGACGAAATGGAAACTGTTAAGAAAGGTTCTATTGGCGTAATTACCATGAGCGGGGTAATGACAGCAAGCGGCGGTTGGTGCAATAAAGGCGCTGAACAGATTGCAAATGAATTCAGAATGTTGTACCGTGATAAGAATATTGCGGGGATCCTCTTTAAGGTAAATTCAGGCGGCGGTGAATCAGCGGCGGGTGACATTATCTTTAATGTAATTTCAGACAGGAACAAGCCCGTTCTTACTTACACAAACTTCTTAGGCTCGGCGGCTGTGAAAGGAACCCTTCCTTCAGATGAAATAATGGCCGCTTCAACTTCCACAGAAATTGGGTCTATTGGTACGCTAATTTCAATTAACAAAAAGTACGTTGAAAAGGCAAAGGAACAAGACCTTGACCTTTATTCAGAACTTAGCCCTGACAAAAACCAAGGTTGGCGTGAATTGAAGAACGGGAACAATCAGCCCCTTATTGATCGTGCCACGGCAATAGATGGCGAATTTATGAAGAAGGTGTCAAAGCATAGGACACTAAAAGGGGACAAGGCAACCCGTGACAAAACGCTTTCGGGCGGTTTGTTCATTGCAAAAGACGCAAAGAAAAGGGGCCTTATTGACAGTATTGGAACAATGAATTACGCCTTTAAGCGGCTTAATTCTCATATTAAATCATCTAAAAAATAATCATTATGTGGTTACAAAAAATTATTGCCCGCTTAAACAAAATCTACGGGGGTAATGAACAAACAGGGCTTGACGAAAATTCAAGCGAAGCTGACGTTGACAACTTCTTGGAAGGTGTTGAAGAAGCGCCAACGGTTGAACTATCCCAAGGGGTAATTGACCAAATTAATCAGTCTGTTGCGGCTTCACAAGCTGAAGCAATTACGACGGCGGTAACAAGTGCAATAACAGCACACTTTGAAGCTAACCCTTCTGAAGGTGTCACGGTTGAAGCAATGGGTACGGCAATAAGTAAAGCGCTCGAGCCTGTCAATAAATCCATAGAGGACAATCATACAGCGGCCCTTAAGGCTGTGAATGATGCCAAGCTTACGCCAACGGGCCAAGCTGCAAGTGGTGACGTTGCCCCTCCTTCTAAAAAGAAGATTGAAGGCGATGAAGGTAATACGGTACAAAAGGTTACGCTTGATGAACTTATGGGTTCGGGTGAGCTTGTCAGCCTTATTTAATAATTTTTCAAAATACATTTTATGCACACTTTAGACGGAGACTTCGGAAAAGCGATTTTTGAAGGAAACATGACAGGCGAAGGTGTTAAGTCGAACAACAAGTTCAGCTTACATACCAAGGCCGCCATTAATTTCTTCAGAAACATTTCTGTACTCAAAACAAACGTAGTCCTTAATTCCTTGGGGCTGTATTCATTCGGCAAAATGGGCCGAAACGGGGAGGTTAGATTCGCAAGCCTAAGAGCGCCAAAGCACTTGCTTAAGCCAAGGCAAAGCGGTTGTAATTGGAACCCAAAAGGAAACATCGATATGTCTTCAAATAGCTTCGACGTCGAGGGTATTGAATTCGAAGCCGAACAATGTCCTGACACCTTTTACGAAACTTGCTTTGAGCGGATTTACGGCACGGGCGTACAAGTAAAAGACTTGATGGCCACACCTGAAGGTAAGGCGCTTATGATGGAAGTCGTACAGCTAGTTTACCAAGGTTTAGGTAATTCATTCTATGACTTGGTAACTTATGCCAACCACCCTATTATCGAAGATGCTGACGCAAATGATTGGTATTCTGTTGATGACAAGGAATGGGCTGATTTCAAAGAACAGCAAAGTACTAGGAAGATTGCGGGCCACATGACAATTGTCGACAAGCTTGCCGCTGAACAAGGGCTTTCAAACCTGAACGTTGAAATTGACAGAAACGAAATTTCTGAAGATGGTAGGACGTACATTGGTGACGCAGCCGACTTATTCAAAAGGGTACTTGATAAGCAACCCGCTGAAATGAAACTTGCAAGCAAAAGGCCTGGGCTTCTTGGTAAGTCTATTCTTCTTGCATCGCCTTCAGTATTTGCCAAGTACGAACAAGACCTTATTGACGAACATGGTCAAGGTATACCTGAGGGCCTTTTCTATACTATGAATGCAAACTTCGCAAGGGTTGTAAACATGAACGCAACATTCAGCGAAGGCGTACTTAAGTACAAAGGCCACGTTGTTGTATGCATGGACGAATGGGGAGCGTTTGACACTATTACGGGAACCGTAACGCATAGGGTCATGGCTGCATCTCCTGGGGTGTTCGGTATTGGTTGGGACGTTCCTGACATTAGACAATTCAAGGGTATGGGTCTTAGAATGATCCAAAGGCTTGAAGCGCCTTATAAAGGTAAAATCTTCATGGACGCCAACTTCGATGTTGGTATGGGTCTTGTTAATGAAGAATTCATTGTAAACGCTGCCAAAACTTTAAGACCAAAGGCGGCCTAAAAATTAATCTATGTGTCAACTAATTGATTTGTCAGCGGCGGCCGAATGCGCAACTTCTGACGGTGGTATTTTCGAAATACAAGTTGTAGACGGTAATGAGATTGATAACGTAGTTTTTGACGCTGACGGGAATGTTACAAATATTGTAATGAAGAACACGGCGCAATGGAAAAACTACGAATTCGACGACGACGATTCAGCTTCGTACAACCAAAACGGTGAGCGGGCGAATAAGAAGATTACCGTAACGCAAACGACGTTTGTCAAGTTTGCGGGGGTTACGCCTGTGAAGATTCAGTTTGCCAACGGTATTAAGGACTGTTGTAAGCTTGTTTCAATCGCAAGGTTTAATTCAGGCGTTGGTCTTGTGCAAGGCGTCGAACCTTATAACGGAAGTTGGAGGTTCACCAAGCAAAAGGCAAAAGCGACGCCAAACGTTCTTTCTGACACAGGTGCAGGGGAGGACAGAATTGAAATAAATATTAACTCGGTAGGGTCACAATATAGCGCACCTATATTGCTTGACAAGGCCGCAATCTTAGCATTATAATGGCTGCAAAAAAGTATAGGCTTAAAGGCGCCCATTCAAGCAAGAAGGTAATGTTGGCTTCCTATAAAGGGAAAACCTACAACCTTGCGGGCAAAGAGTTCAAACAGAAAGTAAGTGCAACGGCTTCAAAGCCTGAACATGAACGAGTAATACCAGCTGCAACGGACGCTATTTTAGCGGCCTTGTATGAAGGTAAGGAACACGGCGATTGGTCAAACATAATTGAACCAATCGAGGAAGCGGTAAAATAATTTTTGAATCAAGAAAGTATTAGGTAATGGCAGAACAAGCCCACCCAATGCGAGATCACAATAAGAATAGCTCCGAGGGGGGCTATTCTTTTAATTTCGCAAGGATTAAGAATCCAATAACGGAACAAATAAAAGACACCGACGACCTTCGTGAAGGGTTACACGGGTATAAACTTATTCCTTATTCAGGTGAAGATGACGCCACATCTGATTCGCTTCAAAAATTATTCAATAAGCTTAGATTCATAAGCAAGACTTTGGGGGCCTGTTGGTTCAGTATTAAGTCTTTTGCCTTGGGTTCAAAGCTTGGTATTATTTCACGAGAAGACCCTGACTTTGATTACGGTGACGAAGAAGTAGTTATTGACCCCGCTATAAAAAGAAAGTTCAAAGAAGAAGTTCTTGATAAAATCAAGTACGGTAAAAACTTAGGGGCGAAGCGTATTGCTGAAAACTGTTTTGATGATCACTTCGACAACGGCAACTATTGGCTTGAAGTAGTGCTTTCATCAACGGGCGAAGTGAAGGGCGCCTTAATCGATTACCACCATAGCGAAACGGTCAAGAAGGCCGTGACCGACAAGGGTATTGAAGTAGCTGTAATTTCAAAGAAGTTTGAACTTAGTTACTTGACACAAAAGCCGCCAAGGGTATTACCATTGGCGCCCAATGCTTACAAGCAAGAAGATGGAACTGTTAGGACTATGATTCATTGTAAGAATGGAAATTTCGAACACTACGGTAGGCCCGTTTATATTGGTGCATTCTTGCCCGCTTTTAGGCAATACCAAGACGACGACTACCTTATAAAAATTGCTGACAAAATGTTTGTCGGTCAAGGTGTTCTTGAATACGAAAGCGACGACCCCGAGTTTGACGATACTGAAGACAATAATAATGTTGAACGTGATGAAGAGGACGGGCTTATAAATAAAATTGAAAAGAATTTTACCGCTGAAGGTAATGTTCACCAATCTATACTTGTAATGGAAAGGCCCAAGGGTTCAACACCTTTCAAGTATGAACAAATTAAGGCTAACCTGAATGAAAACTTTTTTGAAAAACAAGGGGGTTCACATTCAAAAGCGATCTTTGAAAACTTGGGTTATTCTGAACGCCTTCTTGGTAATAATGTTGGAGGGGCTTTTGCCGCTGATTCATTTATTTCAGAATTGAAAATTAAAGACAAAGGGGTTCTTCGGTTTTACCGTGAAAAATCTGTTGAAGGTTTGAACCAAGCGCTTCTTATAATTGACAACTTCCTTACAGGGGGTCAGTATTCATTTCTTTCAGTTGCTTTTAAGCCGCTGTTTGAAGGTGAAGACCAACTTAAGACAGATGAAACCAAGAAGGTAATTGAAACGATCGGTATAGGCGTAAGGGCGGGGGTAATTACCCCGACTAAACAGCTTGAAGATTATGTTCGTAATTTAGTTAAGCTTCCTGAAATGGCGGCTGAAGCAATTGCCGCTTGGTCTGATGATAAGAATGTAAGACGGCCTATTACTTTGAAGGGCCAAGACGACATTGAACAGCAAGCCTTAATTGACAAAAACAAGCTTCAAGATGAATAAAAGAATTTGTACACCCCATGAGGTGAAAAAGTACAGCCCCGCCGACGAAGCATATTCAACGGCTGACGTTTGCCCTAATATAAGTCGGGTTGAAAGGGTTGCCTTTTCAAAATGTTGGTTGGGCCTTGACAAGTACGATGAAATTGTTGCTGACTTAAATGAAACGGATTTACCAATCTATGAAGTAAAGGCCTATTCAAAAGGGGACGGGGTGACGTATAACGGTGTACAATATACTTCTGACGTAGACATTAACACAAAGACACCCGACGACGGCGATTGGACTATTACAAGAAAGTTCAAGTCTGACGAAATACAAGCCTTGTGGGATGAAGGCGGCCTTAAAGAATGGCTTGCTTTTTTGATCTTTCATAGTTCAGTAAAGTTTAGTCATTTCAAGTCTTCAGCAAATGGAACAACTAAGGCGGGCGATACGGACGGACGGTCTAAGATTACCCACGAAGAATTTGTTGAATACAAAAGGGGCATCAAGTTTGCCGCAAATGATTCATTAGAATTGTTGTATGAATACATGAAAAGGGCGGGAATATTACCGTCAAGTTCTTCTTCTGATTGCGGTTGCGGTGAGCATAGCACTTAAAGCAATAAAGTTGGTTCTTGAAGAAGAACCGCTTAATAACCCAAGACTAACAAGGCAAAGAATAGCAACTTGCGAAGGTTGCCCTTCCTACAATAAAGCAAAGGGAAAATGTAGGTTTTGCGGTTGTTATATTGAAATAAAAGCGGAGATGAAAAGCAACTACAACCCCAAGAAAGGTATGAGGGTTGAAGTGACACATTGCCCGCTTTCACATTGGCCTGATTCGGATTTGGCAATAGTAAACCATTACCGAAGGCTTGACGGCTTGCCGTTACTTAAATAGTATTTTTTAACCATTAAATTTATAGATTATGTCGGTGAAGAAACTCGCTAATCCAAACCAAAACGCAGCAAATTTGCTGAAGACCCACACCTCAGAAATGGGATGCTGTGACGGCGAAAACCTAAGTACTAAGAAGTACGAACTTGAAGTTGACTATACCAAAGCCATTACATCGGTGACGGTAAAGATCGACGGGGTAAATACTGAATTACCTATTGGCCTACCTATCAATTCAACAAAGAAGCAACTAAGGGAAGCCTTGGCGGCGGCGTTGATGACGAAAGGTTTTGACCCTTACTTTGGATCAGACAATTACAGGGGCATCAGTACTGAAGGAAATGTTCTTTCAGTCATTGGTGAAGCTGAACTTGTCAACTTGAAGAATACAGCAACCAAAGCCTTCACGGTACTTGGTACGCCTTCAAGAATCATCAAGACAAGGTGGACGGTTGCAGAATCTACAGCTTTCGGTGACCTTCTTAATGAAGGCGAAGCGGCGGCGACTTCTGTTGGCGTTGCAGCGGGGTATACAGACGGGGACGAAGCGGCTGTTGTTACGGCAATGAAAACAGCTTTGACAGCCCAAAACGTAGTTCACAATAAAGTGACTGCAAGCCTTGAAAACGGTATTTGGACGGTCGACGTTTATGCTGTTCCTGAAAGTTATAAGCTTACGCTGAATGACGTACAGGGTAACAGGGTTGACGCATTCCCAGGCTTCATTGCCTAATTATTCAAATTCTAAATCATATCAAATGAGAAGCTTAATAATGCTCTTATTGGTTATGACTTTAAGCGTTAGTGCAGGGGCACAAAGCCCCTGTACTAATTGCCTTATAAAAGTCGAATCAATAGGTAACCAAATAAAGGTTACTGAAATACAGACCCAAAGGGAATTTTACTATACAGAAGCTATTTCTTCAGATTGCGTACAAGGGCTTTCTGTTCTTTCCAATGCAAGGGACGAAAGGACTATACTTGCAAAAAGAACTTCGCCAAGGTTGTCGGGCGCTCAATTGTGCGCTTTGATCAATACAGCCTTAAGTTATTCAGGCGGCGGCGGTGGAGGCGGTACAACAACAGTACCCAACCCGATAGGCGTAGTGACTTCAGGAGCCGACAAGGTTGCTATTGAAATACCCCCTGACGAAAAAATTAAGGTTGAAACAGAACCTACGGACACGCTTAATGTAAGGGCAAGAATTATAAACGCCCCTGTTTCAAGTGTCACCGTTGGGCGGTCTAATATGGATCGTGAAATTACAACTACAGTATACGGTTTTGACGAGGACTTATATGAATACATTTACATTTACAATTCAGGAACAACGACCGTCAATATCGATGTCAATGGTTCAGGGTCAAGGCCGTTCAGGGCGGGCGAATTTTATGAATTTAGGGCCTACTATAACATTGAAAAAAACACCTATTATTATAATTCAACTATCAATTTAGACGCTACAGGCGGCGAATGTATTGTTAGTACAACACTAAAGTAAGATGAAGAAGATAGCATTACTTTTGGCCTTTGTTCTTTGTTCTGTTTTTGGACATTCACAAGGAAGGGGCGGGTTCCTAGCAAACCCGAATTCTATTGCTGAAAAGGTTGAACCAACCGAAACCGACGCACTAAACAACATGGCCCAATATAAGGAGGGCCAATTTGTGTTTGTAGAAAACGACGCTACCCAAGGCGGCGGTTGGTCAATCTACAGAAAAACAGGCGTAGCAATGAACCTGATTGCATCTAATCAGATGCAGCTTACTAATGAAAAAGGTGAAGCTGAAGGTTACGCACCGCTTGGGCCTAACGTTAAGGTTCCTGACAACTTTATAAATTATAGCTTTGATTCTACTGTTGTAAGTAGCAACAACAACATTTTCACTTACAGGCGGGGCGTACAGGTAGCGCAGTACACAACTGTAACCGACAGCCTTGAAAAGCTACGACAAGACCTTGACCTATTAGAACCTATTGACGAAGACGACTTTTTAAGTGATAGCGACACAAGGGCGCCAACACAACAAAGCGCACACAGGTACATCGATAGAAGGGATTCGTACCTGTCACAACTTGGGAACATTAGGAAAGGAATGACTATCAGGTTCAACCCAGGGAACACAAGGACGGTAAGAATGGACGGCGGTACTTTCTTGGATTGGGACGCAATTAATCACCAATATGACCCGCACACTATTACGGGCGAAGACCCGCTTACATTTTCATATATAATGTCAGACGGTTCAGTACCTTCCTTGAATACGGGTTATGTTCCTGACCCAACTAATGCGACGGTAATAACGAATAAAGAATATGAATCAAACGGGGCTGTTTCGTCGACAATTTTAGGCCGAGAATTAGCACACCGATTGTATATAAACCCGTTGACAGGCGACAAGAAATTACTGTTGGCGCAACACCAATGGAATACAGCCGCCGAACTATTACAAAAAATACAAACTGAAGAAATTATTGTACCCGCCGAATTGGCAAGCTATGAATATGTGGGCGCAATATTAGTTTCTGAAACTAGCGCCAATTATCAAGACGGTAACAATTCGGGTATTCTAATGGCTTCAGAATTCGGGAGCGTAATAGGTAGCGGCGGGAGCGGTTCAGCGGAGGCATTACCCTACAAATTAGTTGCAAACGATGCTGAGCGGGACGGGCTTACAAACGACTTGATTGATGGGATAAGTATAGGCGTTGTTAATAGCTTGGAAAACGGCGGCGGTTACGCTGAATACAGGGTTACCAATGCAGCGGGTACATGGGCGGCCACAACCAAAGAAAAAGTTTACCCGATTGAAATACCATTTAGGCAAACGCTTAATAAGGGTACTGACCCCGTCGATTGGATGGCCCTTGATATGCCTGAAAATATGCTTATTTCTTTTTACAATTCGTCAGCCGATGTAAATAGAACATTGACTTGGGATCAAAATTTATACACAGGTCGGGTAAGTATAATTAATGAATCGCAATCAGGTATTTCAACAAATGGAACTTACGAAATACCGCCTTTGTCAGTTGCCTTAGTTGAACAGCAAGGGGCAAGTATTGAAATACTTGTTTTCCAAGACAGTAAAATAACCTCATACAACACCATTGCAGATGCAAACGGGACAGAACATTCGCACAATGTAACTTTGTCCATAGGGAACGGGGGCGGCGTTTGGAATAGAATAAACGGCGTAAATAACGCAGAATTCAACGGCGAAGATGACGCCAATTGGTCAAGGGCTGACGCCAAGGGCCACAAACATACAGTACTTGAAAAAATACGGGTAGGGGTTGCAAGTGCGGGCACTAATGCAGGGTCTACGGTAAACATTTCTTTCACGGACATAGACGGGGTACCTTACCCGAATTCTGACTTTATAGCTACAAGTGATTTTATCCAAGTTTCGGGGGCCGCTGATAACGTATCATTTACGGACAAGGTTTGGACAGGTACCGAAATAATAGGAAGGAACAAAAGCGGTTTCATAGACTTTTATTATGTTGGCGACAATGCTAATGGTTCAGGTTCAATAATTGGCGGCGGTTCTAACAACGGGGTTGTTTCGGGTGACGTTATTTATTCGTTTTACGGCACGGACTATACAGAAGAATTTACTTCTAGCGGGGCGGTAACAAATGTTGAATGGGTAACCAATGAAGCCGCTGAACCTATACAAGGTGAAAGTGTAGCCCCGACTTTATTTGTAGGTAATAGATTGCCATGGAATAAGAAGGGCCCCGTACCTGATTACTTACACCCTTTGGACGGTATTGAACGGGATATTACAGACGCTTCATTTGACCCGTTGTGGTCGGAAATACAAACAGGCGACCTTACATTAGTTGAATCGTTCAGGGAGGACGGCGGCAACAGGTATTACACGACTAAAGACTATAACGGTCAAAACCGTTACCCTAAGCCGTCTAATATTGCGGGTGTTGAAGGTGAATATAAAACCGCTGTTGGCGGGTTGGGTATGCAAGGTGATGGAGGCCATAGACATAGAATGGCTTACGCAAACGGTAATACTGTCCAAGCAAGTGACATAAGGGTGAAAGGTTTTAAAAGTGCTGACAACCTTTGGAAGTGGAGCTTCTTAGGTTATTCAGGTGCAGATGTGACAGACACAGAACCCGACCACACCCACGTTATGACTTCAACCGACGACGTCACAGAACCAAGACACTTTACTGAAGTACTTTGTATAATAGCAAAGCCTTTCGTTGTCAGCGGTGATGTGATCATTAATGAAGTCATAACTGATGAGCGAGAAAAGGACTATGCATTTATGCGTCTTTTCAGTAGCAATACTGCGGCTTGGGCCACGGGATCAGAACCAACTCAAGGAAGAATTGCACAAGTAGGCAACTTGCCATCATTCACATTGACGGATGGAATGTTTGACATAACATTAAGCATATCAGGGAACTCATTAGGCACTAGGGAATACGCAATTTTTGAAGATGGGGTACTCAGAGAAGGCGGTGGTGTTTCCAGTGCAGGATCAAGTTCTGACAATGATGCGTCACACGCTGAAGCCCGAATAGACGCAAGGGGAAAGACGGTGACTATCACTCACAATTACGACGGCAGTTATGAGGGAGCGAACAACTCTTGGTTTAAGATTGAAGAAGTAGGAACGAAAATAACCCAAGTTGTCAACGAAGTAACCCACTCCAAAGTAGGGAATGTAAATGTCAGGGAGTCGGCAGACGGCTATGTGAAAATGTGGGGGCGAAGTTCAGGGTGTCGGGGACGAATGCTACTTTTAGGTGGAGCGTATACGGTAAAAAACAATAGGTATGAGAATAGCAATATTATTACTTTTCATTAGCAACTTTTGCTTCAGCCAAGAAACTGAAGTATTCAATTTTAAGTATTATTCAGTTGAATACGACTTTGACAAAAGAAGCGCAAATTCAGTTTCGTATTCATTGACTAATGAAATGGTTTCTGACACTTCCAAGTCAACCGAAAGGGTGGGGTTCATAGCTACGAAAAAAACGGCTTCGAATAAGGACTACAGAAAAAGCGGTTATGACCGAGGACATTGTTTTCCTCACGCCCATAGTTCACACGATTCAGACTTTGCCCACCAATCAATGTACTTTGTAAATATAGTTGCACAAACGCCGTATATCAACCGTGGCTTGTGGAAGCAAATAGAAGAATACGAGCGCCACTTAGCCGTAAAGTATGGTTGTATTAGGGTTAAGATTGACATTGTGTACAGCCGTGAAAAAATGAAGCGGGTATTTCTTCCTGATCACTTTATTAAAAGAATAGAAACTTGCTTTGGTGAAAGCCTGGGCGAATTCAGAATTGAAAATATTAACTAATGAAATTTGTAAAAAATCAATACATACTATTCTTTGTGTCAATCCTAGTGATGCATTTTGTTGTTTACAAAAACCTAATAAATAACCGTGAAGGGTATTTTAGGTATGTACTTGACAACAAGGTAAGCGGGTTGGAAAATGCTGATTCTGACAATTGGGAAGCGTTACTATATGATGAAGACTTTCTTGTGAATGAAGAAAGTATTAACGGGGAGCTTTCGACGGGTGAACTATTTGCAATCGTAGACAGTACAAACGAACTTACTGTTGACGTTCACAACCTAGATCAAGGCGATAATTTGCCTTACGCTTCTTTACTTTCAGATGACGGCGGTTATACCGTTTATGATGGTAGAATAATAGGTTGGAAAAGTTACAACGGGTACATAATAATTTACCGTAAGTACATTAAAGAAGTCCTTGCTGACAACCTTGACATTTTCATTTGGTTGTGGGTTGTTTTCTTCGGTATGATTGTATATGATCGATGGCAATCAGGAAAGCAAGAAGAAGTTTTTGTTGACGATATGTTTGACATTAATGTACTTATTAGGGAAATGTCAGACAACTTGCACCATGGTACATTATTGGCAAGTAAGCAAAGGGAAATTTTGTATGTGAACAAAGTTTTCACAAGAATAACGGGGTACCATAGAATTGACGTAAAAGAAAAAGTAATTGAAGATATTCTTCCTGAAAATATTAGGTCAAAACACGAAGGCCATTTTAATAAATACGCTGAATCGGAAACTGAAAAAATACCTTTCAGGGTAGTCAAGATTCAGGATAAGCGGGGTAACGATATTACAATTGAATTAACCTTCAGTAAGTTTACTTCAAGAAACGGAAATGATTATTTCATAGCAATACTTAAAGACGATGTGCCTCAATAAATTAGACGACATTCAAAAGAATTTCAAAAAGTTCAAAGATTCGTTTGAAAACCTTTCTGAAGTAATGAACAATTGCGACGAGGACAGGAATAGGCTAATCGCTGAAAACAAAAAGCTAAAACAGGAAGTAAAAAAATTGAAGGACAAAGAGAATTAGCTCAGATGCACCCTTTAACATTTGATCAAAATTTTCAATACAACAGGTAATGGACATACTAAACAAGAACAAGAATTCTGCCATCAAGCAAGTAAGAATGGCTATCATAGATATGCAAGATAGCGTTGATTCATTAATTGAATACGTGCGGGATCATGAAGAAAGAATTGGCGAATTAGAAGAAGTCAAAAAAGAACTTTCAAAGACTATGATTGAAATTAACGCAAAGCTAGGCGTAAGCCAAACGATTGTAAACCAAAACAACGACACCAACATTGCGGAGGCGGGCGACCACATGACTATTAATCAAGAAATTAAAAAATAATTATGGCTTTTAACATTGGAAAGACAGGAGACGACGCCAAGGTGTCGCAAAAAATAGGTTCAGGTAATGACCTAAATTCTAAAGACCTTGACCTATCTATTGGGGAAACAGGCGACAGGCTTGAAGCAAAGCAAGAAATTGGTGACAACAACAAAACCACAAGTACGGGAATAAAGAAGTACGCCGTAATTTCTGCAATAGCAATCGCAGCCCTCGCAACGATCAGGTATGTTGCTTACATTCACAAAGGCGATAGTTCCCTTCAGGCGCCAAGTGAAATACAGGTACCAAAGGCTGAACCGTCACCCGAACCTGAAGCTTCCTTTGAAGAAGTTCTTATTGATTCATCAGAAATAGAATAAGTAATGAAAAATTTAATAATTATTGCGGCTTTTCTTTTTTGTTATTCTTGCGGCAATAAGGCCCCTGAAGAAAGGGCCCCTGTTGAAATGGTTTCTTCCAAAGGTGAAAAGGCTGAAATACTAAACCCGAACGTTGACAAGATTGAAATTGTAAAAGTTCAACCAATTGAAGCAACCGTTGAAGCTGAAGAACAGGCTGAATATTATACGGCCTACCTAAATGTTGTTTCGCTGTCAAGTGCTGACATTTCCAAAGGTTTGCTTGAAAACATAGAACTGTTTAATTCGGATGTTGTAGGCTTCCAAGTAGCGCTTCTTGATAGCATTTACGAAACGCCTGAAGAAAGGGTTTTATTCAATGATTTTAATGATGATTGGTACGGCCCTAAGCTAATATTCAGGAACCTGAAGAAGTACACGATAAAAGGGGCAATAAATGTCTTTGTAATGGAGTCGAAAGACTTGTATGAATTCTATACGGACGACGTGAAAGAAAGCCTTAATTTAGGAATGACGCCCGTACCTAAGCAATTGGGTATTTGTAAAAGTTGGTCGCCCGACCTAGATTATATTTTCGTTTCTGATCAAGGAATAATTCACGGCGAAACACTTAAGCACGAATTGGGCCATTACTACGGGCTTGGCCATGTGTTTCAGCATACCCGAGAAGAACTTAAGTCAATTGGTGTTTCTTCAATCAATGACTTTTTACTGAATACAATGAATTACACCGAATGCCCTACGGTGTTCACAGAAGAACAAAAACAGGTAATGAATTACGTAGCCCTGAAGTATAGAAATTATCACTTCGAATTTATTGACTAACTTTAGGGTCTAATTTTATTAATCATTAAATCTATTCTTATGAAATTTTCAAAGTTTTTAATCATGCTAATTGCCTTTGTCGCAATTCCAACTTTTGCGTTTTCGCAAACTGAAACAGTAACAAGTCCTTCAATGGTTGGCTTTGTCCTTAACGGGGTTATTGGTGCAATCGTTTTTTATGGTACCAAGATCGTGAAGGTTCTTGCTTCAGGTAAGTTTGACTTCGCCTATTGGTGGAAAGACAACGCATTGTCAGCAATTGTTTCTTTCGTTTCAATTGTCTTGATAAGCGTACTGAATATTTACCAACCTGGCGCTTTGAATAGCCTACTTACTTTGATTGGTATTCAGGTCGACGTGACTTCAGGGAGCATCGGAACAATAGCCTTCGGTACATTCTTGGCGGGTACGGTAAATGAATTTATTAAGCAACTTACCAAAAAGACAGTTGTAACGACTGACGGGAACGGTAACAAAATCAATGACTAATGAAGGGTAAATTCATAGCGCTGTTTTTCATGGTGTTTAGCTTTTCAATGTTCGGTCAAACGTCTGTTGAATGCCACACAAACACCTTGATAAACAAAAGAACAAATGTCGTCAGTATCGTAGGTAATGAAAGCTTTACGGGCCTGATCGTAGAAAGGAATGGAAGGCGAAGAAAAATATACAAGCCTTTCAAAATCAAACTTCGGTCGAACAGGTACTTCAAAATAATTGACGCTTACGGTAACGGGGTTGACATCGATGTGAATAGGGTAATTTCCTACAACACGAAAGACGCCTTACTTCAATTCTTAGAAGGGTGCGGCGGCACAGCATCGGGCGGGGCGACTTGGCCCGTTACAGGTACACCCGCTGAATTCTTGGACGGTGATGATGTAGGGTCAGGAATTAGTGAAGCCGACGCTGACAATAAATATGTCACGTTAGCAACGAACCAAACTATAACAGCCAATAAGACTTTCGCAGATGCCAACGTTGTAGCGGCTACGACAGAAATATTGCCTGGGGCTGTTGATTTCAATAATTTTGCGTCACCAATTGGCGGGTCTATGACTATTGGAATGGTTGGGGATAGGGTAGGTTCTGACCCCGCAATTCGTATCGACAGGGCCCAAGACGGAAACCAAACCCTTAATGAATTCGACGTACTTACCCAAGGCGAAATTGAGAAATTGAAGCCTTGATAAATTCAGGCCCAACTATAGACCAAACGGCGGGGGTACAGCCTGAAGTGAATAACGGGGTTGGTATAAATACCGCTGACCCAAAATTTACTTTAGACGTAAGCGGTTCTGATGGCTTAAGGGTTCCTGTTGGAACTACAGCACAAAGGCCCGCTATTCCACAAGCGGGGGTTATTCGTTTCAATAGTACGCTTGGAAAGTTCGAAGGGTACGACGGGACTAAGTGGGTGCCTTTATAAATTCATTCAAAATCATAAAACATGAAACATTTATTATTCTATTCCCTTTTGCTTTTTGTCTTCGTTGGCCTCGGGTGTGAAACTGAAGAAGTTGTTGTTGTAGACCCGCCAATAGAAGGGGTTGGTTGTCCTAGTTCAATAACGTTGCCTTCAGTAATTTCTTCAGACACAATTTTCGAAGCTGAAGAAATAATTATTGATTCTACAAATGTGATCAACCAAAGCGTTGTCAAGCTTCGTTTTTCTGAAAGCATTACGGTAAACAACGCTTTGAATATAGAAGCTTTGTCAACCGTTGAAGTTTTAATTATTGATTGCAACTAAAACCCAATACTATGAAAAATCTAATATTCCTTTTTGTGCTATTTTCCTTTTCTTCATATTCACAATGTACCGTTTCAGAAGTAAATGAACTTGGTGTTGATTACGTCGTCTTTGATTGCCAAGCGCACAACGGGGCCGACGTGGTTTCTATAGTGAACGAATACGAATGGAAAGCCCCGAAGCTTGTTGTAAACGGTGTGGAACAGGACGCAACAATAAAGAACGCCAACGGGGCCACTAGTATGTATGTGTACGTCGACAATAATTCGTCGAACTTTCAATACAAGTTTGAAATTGTAGACGGTACAAATTTGGTTCCTGATTACATTTATAGGGTAAGCCCTGTAAACGGAAACCACCAATACTTTTTTGGAAACAACAAGTACGGCGTACTAGATTGAAACTTATAGTATTCATATTGTTGCCGTTTTTCATCTTTGCCCAAGGTTGCAAAGTTACCTACTTGGCGGGTGATCAAATAACAGTTGACTTTGAAGTGTCTTGTAACCCTAGTCATAGGTTTGTAGTCTTTCTTGATACTAATACTTATGTTGTTCCAAGGTATTTCAAAGTTGACCAAGATACGCTTGGGGTTTGGGTTGCACAATTTGACGCAAGCGAAACCGAAGGCGATCACAGAAAAAAGCTAAGGCTTATTATTAAAGATCATACTGAAGTAGACCTTTCTTGTAAGACAGAACTTACAGGGCATTATACAAGGACTACTATAGTTGATAAAAAATTACTTACGAAATTATGAAAGCAATTATTCTACTTTTACTATGTGTTCAGCTTCAGGCCCAACACAGTATTCACAAGCAAGTCGGTCATATTCGTTTTGACGGGGAGCCTGAACTTCATACTGAAGACTTCGAGCCAAAAAAAGAACTAGACATTGCGTACAAGTTCAAGCCGCTAATGAAGTGTAACGGGGCTGTTCAAATTACCGATTGGTATTTCTTCCAAACGTCGCCGCAAGCTTCTATTCAGGAACATTTAGCGTCACTATATGACCTATTAGCGGGGGAGGTTAAAAGGTTGGAAGGCGTAAAGCGTATTTACAAAAACCAATATTGGGGCCATTACCAAGGTAGTAGCTATCAAGCAAGGTGTTTGGAATTCAGTAAAAGCAATTCAATTCGAAAGAACAAGGAAATGACCCTTTGGCAAAACCATTGCTATGAATCAGCCGCAAGGTGTTTGGTATACGAAGCCACTATTCAGGAACTTGAAAAATGCGTAAACTAATGTTGAAGCTAAGCAACAGGTTGGTTTTTTGCATTGGTAGTAAAATGCACGCCGTTAAGCAAGAAGAAATTATTTGCTTGTCGGCTGACAGTAACTATACAAATGTGATCACGGCTGACAAGAAACATCTTATTGCTACAACAATGGGAAAATTAGAAAAGCAATTAAGCCCTGACAATTTTATAAGGGTTCACAAAAGCCATATTGTAAACGTCGACTTCATACAGTCATACGACAAGAACACAAACACCTTAGACGTAGGTTTTGAAGTTCCTGTAAGTAGAAGTATGACAGCCGAAATAAAAGAAATGTTCTAATGACTAGAAAGCAATTAATAACTAATTGGCTTGCTAAGAACAGGGTGGCCAACAACGACGACTTGAAAGACGATGAATTGAAAGCTTCAATTCAGGCGTCAATTGATTCACTTAACAAACTTGGTTACTGATGAAAAATAAACTTATAGGTTTACTTATGCTTCTTGCCTTGTCTTCTTCATGCGTTGCTCAGGGGCTTACAAAACAAGTCATTCTTGATGCCATGGAAGGGCGAAACGTAGACCGCCACCTGAAGACCATGATTAACATGGTTGCTGAAATCGATGAATTGAGCGCTCAGAACGAAACTTACCGCCTCCGTAGTAAACTACTAGAAAACAGGGTAAACGCTCAGGAAGGCGAAATTTCGCACCAAAGCGGGGTTATTTCGACCCTTCAGGAAGCTGAAGCTGAAGCAATCGACAGTTTGAACGCTTATAAGGTCACTTCATACGGTCAGTCAATTCAAATAAACGACCTTATTACTTTGGTGATCGAACCAATGAAGGAAGATGCCAAAAGGCAACGACGACGGGAAACATGGAAAGACATAATTATTGGCTTTCTTCTTACAACACTTGGCGGCTTTGCGGGCGCTATAATATTTTAGGTATGCACTTTGGTTATTCAGCTTTTTGGGTTTGGTTACAGAAGTTTTTAATGGATTGGTTACAGCCTCAGCCCGACGATGAGGAAAATTTACCTGAAGAAAACACCCCTGAACCCGAGCCTGAAGAAGGAAACGAGGAAAATTTACCCCGAAACGAAAACTTACCTAAGTTTGAAACACCGCCGCCGCCACCAAAAAAGGAAACTATGAATTTCAGAAATGACATTACAATTATTCTATCAGCGGGCCACGGTGCAACTGACCCATTGACGGGAGAATACCATTGCCTTGCGGGGGGCAAAGAATACACTTACAGGGACGGGCGAAATGTTCGTGAAGGTGACCTTAACAGGCTATACGCAAAGTCCTTGGAAAAAGCACTTTTGGAAGCGGGGTATAAGGTCGTCAACGTTCACCATGAAATACAAGACTACAGCCTTGACAAGCGTATTAAGCTTGCCCAAGAAGTCAAAGGCGAATGTTGCCTTATTCCAATACACCACAACGCAAGTGTTCGGCACAACGCCAAAGGCTTCGAAGTATTCACAACAAGGGGCAAGACCCCAAGTGATGATTTAGCGGAGTACATTTGGTTTAAGGTGAACCTTCTAAGGCGTATGTTCAAGAACCTAAGAATGAGGCATGACATAGCCACCGACGGCGACCATGACAAAGAAGCAAACTTTAAGGAAATAAAGCACTTTGAAAACTACCATAAGAATACGGCCTTCACGGGGGCCTGTGCTTACATTGAAAACGGCTTTTTCGACTACAAACCTGATCTTGAAAGGATAGAAAACAAAGATTTCTTAAGGCATTTCACCATCGCCGTAGTAAAGGCAATCGACCTGTTTTATAAGAAATAAAGGCTGAGAATAGTGCTTTCATGCTTGCCCTCTTGTTGGAAACGACAAGGGGGCTTTTATATTTAATTGAACTAAAAATATATAAAATGCTTTATTTTATATATATTTGCATTCGTAACAATTAAAGTATAACAGAAATGGAAATTGACAACTTAGTAGAAAACGAAAACAGTATTTTGGTTTCATACTACAAAGAAGAAGAATCTGAACACCTGAGCGGTATAAGTATTGCCAAGGCGAATTTGGAAAAGTACGCTGAAGACAACAATTGGCTTGAAAGCCTGTCTGACACTTGCGTAAATGGTGAACACGTACAAACCTTTTTTACCTGTGAATTCGAAGACATACAGGGCGGGGATTTGAATAATTTAGTAATTGAATATTTAACTTATAAAAGCACTTTAAGAAATGGCGAAAGTATTAATTGATATTGACAGCAACACGGACACGCTGATTGATGACTACCAAACTACTTACAGGGAACTGAACGGCAAAAAAATAAGCCGTTCAGATGTGATCAATAAAGTCTTCCTTGTTCTAAGGCCCAACGTTGAAGAAATGACGGGCAACATGAAAGAAATTATTAACCAAAAAGAATCTACAGAATGACAGCAATTTCAATGCAAACCCTTGAACAAAGAAGGGCTGAATTGGTGAAGGCTCGGGATGTAGCAATAACCAATACAGAAGTTTACACCGTAAGCGCAAGGCTTGAAGAACTTAATTACTTAATAAAGGTAGCAAGTGAAGACGGTAGATGAATATTTAGCCGAATACGGGCTTACACAGAAAGACTTAAGTTGCACTTACAGCCATGACAGGGGTGTATACCTTCGGGCAAATGCCATGATACTAAAGTATTATGAAGACTTTAAATTTTTCGGTAAAGCCCCAATTTGTAGGCGGCTAAATATTAGAAAATCAAGACTAGACAACGCCATAAACGGCAATTAAATAACTATACATTATCATCAATGACACAAGTAAAAACAACCGTCAAGAACATTCTTCTTACTGATAATATTCAGAAACGGTTTCAAGAAATTCTTGGCAAAAAAGCACAAGGTTACATTAGTTCAGTAATTCAGATTTCGCAATCGAAAAACATGGTTGGCGTCGATCCGACTTCAATAGTTGCGGCGGCTGTAACAGCGGCAACATTAGACTTACCAATAAACCCGAGTTTGGGCTTTGCTTGGATTGTTCCCTATAATGGAAAGGAAAAGAATGAAGCGGGTAAGTGGGTTGAAGTAAAGAAGGCCCAATTCCAAATTGGTTGGAAAGGGTTTGTTCAGTTGGCCCAAAGAAGTGGCCAATACAAAAGAATCAATGTCGTCAAGGTTTATGAAAGCCAATTTAAGTCATTCAACGCATTGACTGAAGACCTTGATTGTGACTTCAGCATGGAACCCGACGGCAAAGTTGTAGGGTACGTTGCTTACTTCAGGCTTGTCAACGGGTTTGAAAAGCTAAGCTTTTGGTCAACTGCAAAGGTAGACGCCCATGCAAAGAAGTATTCGAAAGCATACGGCAAGGACTTCAGCGCTTGGAACAAAAAAGACCCTGACAAATATGAAGCGATGGGCCTGAAGACAGTTTTGAAAAATACCCTTTCAAAGTACGGGGTTCTTTCAATCGAAATGCAAACGGCCCAAATTGCTGACCAAGCTGTTGTTACTGAAGAAGGCGAGTTTCAATATGTAGACAATGAACCCGCAACAATTTCAGAACGGGCCCAGGAGAATGAAAGGGCTAGGATTCTAAAACATATTGAAGAATCCGAAAGCATAGAATCCCTTAAGCAAGTTGCGCACCTAGTAAGTGAATACGACCTTGGCGCCGAATATGAAACTAAATCATTAACATTCAAAAAAGACTAAATCATGGGTGATATTTTTAGATTAAGGGCTTCAGCGCTAGGTAAATTTATTGGCAAGAATCATACGCTAATAGCGAAAGGTGAACTTGACAAAATGCGTATTGGTTGGAGTGAAGAATTCAGGTCTATAATGACCGACAAGGGTATTGAACAAGAACCTATTGCAAGGGCGATGTACCAAGATGTATTTGGTCGAAAGGGCCAATTTATTGAAATGTTCGGCAAGAACGTCAAGAATGAATTTATAACAGGCACCCCTGATATTCTTCACGGCGAAATGGTAGTTGATACAAAGATTGCTTACGACCGTTTGACCTTCAGCAAGGCGGCTTTGTCTTGGCTTTACATTTGGCAACTAAAAGCTTATATGTGGCTTACTGAAAAGCAAAAGGCCCGATTGTTTTATTGTATGACTGAAACGCCTGACCACTTAATGGCAAGGGCTGAAAGGAAACTATTCTATTCAGGTGATTATACAACGATGGAAAGCCCTGAATTCCTAATGGCAAAAGAAGAACTGTATAGGATGCATGACATTTCAAAGGTTCCCTTTCATAAGCGGTTTAAGTTTTGGGACATTACACTTGACGACCATGACATTACAATTATGAAGAAGGTTGTAAGCAAGGCGCAAGCCTACATTCAGGAAGAAAACATTAAGGAAAACAAATATTTTGAAACCAATAAGCTTATTCTTCTTGCGAAGGATGCAGCTTAATAAACAACAAGTATGATTACTACAAAAAAGCAAAGGCCGACTTCTAGGAAGTCAGGGGCCTATTTCTTAGCACTAGGTCGGGCCTTAGACCATTTATTAAGGCAAAGGATTCTTGAACTTTTGGAAGGGCAAGAAGAAGGCCTTACAGTAACCGACATTTACATTCGCTTAAGGCTTGAACAGTCGGTTGCATCACAGCACTTGGCTATCCTAAGAAGGGCCAACCTTGTAAGAACCAAGCGCCAAGGTAAATTTATCTTGTACTTCATTAATAAACGAACAGAAAAGCTTATTGGCGATATGCTTACTGTTCACAAAAAGTAAGGTATGAAAAGGACAGCAATCACATTATTAAAACAGAACATTCACAGGGGCCTTGTAGACGGCAAGAACCCCCAAATGATCAAGGGGCAATTGTTTATTACACCTGACCCCGCTCAGGGAATTACAGAAGCTTCCTATTGCTACATTTACCAAGGGGCAAACCGCTTCAAGGTTGCAGCGCAAACCGTAGGAAGAAAGACGCCGTTCAAATGCAAAGGCGTTGAAGTTTTCGAAGATGACGTTATACGCTTTGACTTTGAAGTTGAAGGCGGCGAAATGGCAACGACTTTCGAAAAGGTGAAAATCAACGAAGACGGGGTTTGGTTCTGCCAAGACATACAAAGCGATTCAGTAAGCGTTACCTTGTCCGACAGCATCCTAAGCGAAGGGGCAAAAATAGTCGGCAATTCTTGGACGGGTTACACTTTAGAATAATTTTATATATTTGCGTAAGTATTGCACGGTCTAACAAATAAGTGCGATTAAGAAATAAAGCCCGTTTGTGGATTTTGGACGTTAGACCCCGAATGAAGCGGCGGGCTTTTCAGTTTTATAATAAATGTTAATTACGGGGTTTGATTACAATGTGAATGTTTCCCAAGTTGGTGCCGTAAATTGCGGCCTTATGGGTCTTGTCGACATTGTTGATTTGTCAATATTCAATTCAATTGTAAAGTTTACAAATTGGGAGGGTTGCGAATGGATTACAGATCAAGACGGTCGTTGGTTTTGGTACAGTTGGAAGAACGTAGTAAAAAGGCTACCCTTTTCAGGATTAAAAACAAGATCGCCAATAAAGAAAAGAATAAATAAGCTTGTGAATTGCGGCTTACTAGAAGCAAGATATTCAGCGCCAGGATCACAAAAAAGCTACTATAAATTTGGCCCAAAATATAGCCAATTTATGAACTATAACGAGGGGGCTCTAAAAAGTCCACGTGTACTTAATGAAGTACACGTTGAAAGGGTACCTGTACTCAACGGAGGACACGGACGTGTACTTAATGGAGGACACAATGATAGTACTGTTAATGATAATACTAATAATAGTACTAATGTAAAAGGGCAAATTGAAAATTTGCAACCCCCTTCTTCAGGTGAATTATTTGGTTTAGTTGCCCAAGATGCTGAAGAAAAAAAAGTTGCGCCAAAAAAAGAAGTTTCACCGCTTGAAAAGGCATGGGGCGAATGGCTTGAATACAAGCACAAGCAACACCGATTTAAGTATAAGCTTGAATCTTCAGAAGCGAAGGCAAAAAAATACCTTTGGGAATTGTCGGGGTCTGACCCTGAAACAGCAATAAAAATTATTGATCAATCAATTGCTAACGGGTGGAAAGGGTTCCAACCTTTAAAGGTTCAACCAACAGCCAAACAAGGCGAATACAAAGGGGTAACAGGCCAAGGCGGTTTTGCTGATATAGCTAAGCTTGCCCGTGAAGGGAAAATTTCTATTGATGACGATTTAATGTAAAAGTTATGCAGATAAAAAAATATGCTACTGATGAAGAAAGGATTGAAAAAGTTTCTTTCTACTTGCACCGAATTACAAAGTTGTACGGGTACAAAATGCCTGACCCCGCTGTTGCCTTGGAATTGGTTAAGGTGATCATTAATGACTTGGGGTTTATTCAGCCTAAAGAACTTGAACTTGCTTTTAAGATGGTTGCCCTCGAGAAGCTACCAAACATAAATATTGAAAGCTACGGCAAGACCTTGACCGTTCCCATGATAGCAAAGGTTGTGAAGGCTTACAGAAAACAGGTCAACCTTAATACTAAGCATAAGAAAAAGCAACTTTCTAAGGCTGAAAAAGAAGTATTGAATAAGAAGGCTTTGCTTACTTGGCTTTCAGAACTAGAAACAAAGCCGCTTAACTTCCTTCATTACAATCTTATCGACAAGTATATTTACAAGTTTCCTGACGAATTGAAAATTAGGGTATACCAAGAAGAACTTGAAAATGAAAAGAAGCACCTTGAAAACAAAAAAGCAACTAGTCGACAGGAAGCAATAAGCATACGGATTGCTTTAGGCGGCAACCAACTTGTTGTTGCTGCAAAGACTAACGCAAGGGCAAGGTTGGCAAGGGAGTACGTAGCTGAAGAAATTATAAATTACCCTGAAGCTGAAAGAAGAATAAAAGAGGGCGACCCTCTGTATTAATCACTTATAAAAATTTGGAAGAATGACGAAAGTTACTTTGAAAAAGACGGACTATGTAATGTCCCGAGGAACTGAAACAATTGAATTCAAGCGGGGCGCTTTGATCGATGGAAAGCAAACGAACCTTACGGTAAGCCTTTCTATGAATTACAAGAAGGGCCTTATTAAAACCATTTCGAAACTAGATGACGGACAAGTTACGGGCGACCCTGAAATTGATGAAAGCACCCATGACCTAATGAAGGCGCTGACACAAAAGGCGCTTGAATACGGCGTTGCTTGGCGTAAGAAATGGAAAGAAGAAAACGCACCTGAACACCCTGAAGAAGGTGAAGGCGGCGCTGATCAAATACCAATGGACTTGTAAATGATGGTCATTTCGCAAGAACTAAGCGCAAAGGGCCCGCTTTATTGGCTTACCGTAACGGTTGGAAACGAAAACTTTACAGTTGAAAGCCCGACAGGTAAGTCAATAAGCGTCACCTTTGAACAGTCAATTAATTACCAAAACGATTCTTTCAGGAAGTTGAAAAACACCTTCAGGATGCTGAGAATACTTTATAACAAAGGTATGCTTCAAAAGCTTCACGCAAACCAAGCAAGGCTTCAATGTACAGCTTCAGAAATGAAAGAAATACTTAATATGTCAACTATATGATTTTATCATTTTCAACTAAATGGGGCAAAGGAATGGGCGCCCTTTGGAACCAACCCACGCACTTTGTAGAAAGGGTACTTAAGTCAATCACAGAACACAACCTTGACGGTAAGTTAGTGGCCCAACACAAAAAACAAGTTTCCCTTAAGCTTGGTTATAAAAGGGTTTCAGATTTTGAACTTGCAATACTGAATTCAAGGCCCAAGGTTCACACCATGCGGGAGGATAAAAAAGACCGTTGGAATGTTGGCAATAAGATTCATTACACAGCATGGAACAGGACAAAGGACAGCGTACAGTTTGCCCCCGTTGGCGAAGTATTAAATATTCAGCGTTGCAAAATACGTCATTGGCCTAACAACAAGCAAACTATTGAAATTGATGACAAGCTGTACTATGACGGTACGGTAATGTTACCCGATGAAGAAAAGCTTCAGGCCTTGGTTCAAAATGACGGATTCGGTTCAGTAGCTTCTTTTTTCTATTGGTTCGGTAATGATTGGGACGGCAAAATAATTCATTGGACAAACCTGAAATATTGATTATGAATTTTGATTTTAATGGATCAGCTAAGGGCTAAAGGCCGAAAAGGGTTTATTTATATTGAAATTCCTGAACAGGTAGACAGTTGTATGAATTATTCCAATGAAGAAACTGAAAAGTTGATTCACCAACTAAGGCAAAAGTTTGAAGCTGACCTTGATGATAAGGTTTTGATTGTAACAAACCCAAACCCTGAATCTGAAGTAATAATAAAACGAATATAACAATGGCAAATAATACTTTAATTTCTTGGACTGATCACGGCGGGTTGTAAATTCTGTTATATGTACCGTGACCAAGAGCGGTACGGAAAAGACCCTTCTGAAGTTGTACAGGTTAGTCAATCAACACAGAACAAAGTTTTCAGGAACGCCAAGGCGGGCGACAAAATATTTGTATGCTCCTGGTCGGACTTCTTTATTCCTGAAGCTGATAATTTCAGGGCTGAAGCATGGAGAAGAATGAAAGAAAGGCCTGACCTTATTTTTCAAGTTCTGACTAAGCGACCCGAAAGAATACTTTCTTGCTTGCCTGAAGATTGGGGCGACGGTTACCCTAATGTTTGGGTTGGGGTGTCGGCTGAAAACCAAGTACTTCTTGATTACAGGCTTCCTTACCTGAATAAGGTGAAAGCCGCCGTTAAGTTTGTCAGCGCTGAACCGCTTCTTTCGAAGTTAGACTTCAGCTTATACCATGACGAAGAAACGGGGGCTACTGCATACGATTGGGTAATACTTGGCGGTGAATCAGGAAACGAAAAAGGAAAGTACAGGTATAGGCCGTCGCAATTGCGGTGGTATAAAGAAATGATTCAGCAACTTGACTTTCAAAAAGTAGCTGTATTTATGAAGCAAACAGGCACCCACTTAAGCAAGTCGTTAGGTTTGAAGAACAGGCACGGCGCCGACCCTTCAGAATGGCCCCACTTTATCAACCGTCAAAACTTTCCTAATGCCAACGTATAAACAGTCAGACGGTACCCGAATTGAAAAAAGCGTACTTGATAGGCGTATTTCTGAATCTAAAGTTGAATACGGGGAGTTGTTCCTTGACGCTCATTGTTATATTTTTTGTGAGCGCTGCAAGGGTAATAAATACCAATGTTCAGGGAACGCTTCAAGTCATATAATTTCGGTTGATGAATGCCAAAAGTCGGGCCGTTCAGAACTAGCTTATGACATTACTAACCTTGAAAGGCTAGGGCATAAGTGTCACATGGAATTAGAACAATGGAGCCACGCTAAAAGGGAAGCTTGGCAAAAATTTAGGCTTACCGCTAAGGGCTATGATGAATTTATAAAGCAATACAAAGAATAGTTTGTTATATTTGCTGAAGAATTACACGATCGAACTACTTAGTAGGTGTGATTAAAAATACAAAGGGTTTGTAGTGATTCAGCTTTCGATCGTTGATGATTTATGAACCCTTTTCTATTTGTTGAAAATGGAAAATGAAAATTGGAGGCCAATAAAAGGTTTTGTTGGCGTTTATGAAATTTCAAGTTTTGGAAAGGTAAGGTCTTTACCGAGGCTAGTAAAAAGCGGAAAGTCTAAGCGGCTTGTGAAGGGTAGAATTCTGCGGCAAAGAATACATAACGGTTATTTCCAAATTGATTTACATTCAAGGGGGATAAAAAAGACGTATTTCGTTCACCAACTTATGGCCGTTGCCTATTTAGCACACGCACCAAACAGGCACAATATTGTTGTAGATCATAAGGATAACGATAGGCTTAATAACCGTATTAGTAATTTACAATTAATTACTCATAGGTTGAATTCATCGAAAGATAGAAAGGGGGGTAAATCAAAATATGTAGGTGTTTCAAAAGTTCCTAAAGGGTTCAGCGCAAGAATAAGTATTGATGGTAAAAGAATTTTTTTAGGCCATTATGAATCTGAATTAGAGGCCCACAAGGCGTACCAAAATAAATTAAATGAAATACAGCCGTAATTTATTGAAGCTTATACGAATACCGATTTACGACCCGAATATATGCGTAGTTTTCAGGGCATCAGGTAACAAGTACAGAAGGCTATACACAAGGCTAAAATTTAGGGGTAATTATACCCGAATAATGATTATGAAATTCATATAAATGACAAAGAAGAAAAAAGAAGCTCCTGTAAAAAGGACACAGAAAATTGACGAAAGAAAACCTATCCCCGCAATGATCAAAAACATAGGTCGGGATTTCAAAGAAAGGTACCCAAAGGCAAAAGACTTCACTAAGGCCCTGAATGAATTCTTGCAAGACAAGAAGTATGACAACCTTACACTTCAGGAAGCGATACAAGCCTTTGCATGGTACGGGCCACATTTGGGTAAAGGTAGAAAAGGACGTATTCAGTTACGGCGCAAACGGAATCAAGCACGGCGAAATATGAGGGATATATTAGTAGGGATTGACCCAAGTTTCACAAACATGGGCGTTGCTGTTTACAAGCCTGAAACTAAGGAACTGAACCTAAAGACGGGGGACTATCGATCAATGATAACTTGGCTGAACAAAACGGTAAAGTTGAACCGTTGTTATTTGATCGTTGAAAACCCCGCTTTAGAAAGTAATGTATTCAGTATGTGGGGGGTGATGAAAAAGGAAGTTGAAGAACTAGCAAGGTATGAATCTTGGAAAGCCAAGAAGTCAATGAATATGCCAGGGACTAAAACTATACAAGAAGTCCAGTCGGTGTTTGCCCGTTCAATGAAGTATGCCCAAAACGTAGGGGAGAACAAGGCCGCTGCAAAGTACTTTTTGAATACTGTTGACGGCTTGGCCCCAATAGCTGAAATTTCACCAAGGGAGCGGGACAGGTACGACCGAATGAAAAAGAAGCTAGGAAAGAACGCCAATATAAACCTTGATACTTTACGTTTTCCAACTAAAACTAATCAAACGGTTTTCAATGAATGGACGGGGTACAAAGGGCGTAATTCTGAACACGCTCGGGACGCTGCAACATTAGTATTCAATAGAACTATTTCTTGGGCCAAAACATTGACAAGGCCAAGAAAAAAACCTAAGTCTTACCCTTCAGGGCGCAATGACAATTTCTTCCTAGTTGACAAAGAAAATTACCAAGAAGAATAAAATTGTAAATTTGACTTTCTAAAATCAAACCCATGAGTAAAATAAAGCTTGAAAAATTACACATACACCCCGACAACCCGAAAAGTATAACTGACGTTGAACTTGAAAGGCTGAAGCAATCAATTGTTGGGTTCGAACGTATGCTTGAAATACGCCCTATCATCTATGACGAGAATTTCTTCATACTTGCGGGTAACCAAAGGATGAAAGCTTTGCTTGAACTCGGGTATACTGAAATTCCTAAAAAGTGGACTAAGCAAGTCAAAGACCTTACCGCTGATCAGAAGAAGCAATTTATTGTTCGTGACAATGTAGAAAACGGTCATTGGGTAATGGAAGCTTTTGAAACTGAATTTTGGGAGGACACGCCTTTTCAAATGTGGCTTGGCCCTGAAGAAGAAGTAAAAATTCCTGAAATAAAAATTGGCAATTTTAGTGATGATGGAATACAGCCTTTGACACAATACGGCGTAATTGTTTATTGTGACGATGCCAAGAAGCAAGAAGAAGTTTTTAACAAGCTGAAGGCGCAAGGCCTGAAGTGCAAAATCGTAGTTACATGATCATTGAAATACATAATAAAACGACTGACTTTGACACATACAGGGCCAACAGGGTTAAGTCATTGTTCAACCCTGAACGGGGTAATGAATTCAAATTAAAGGCCGAACTTGACATTACAGAAGATTGGTCAATCGGTTTAGTTGTAGGCCCTTCAGGAACGGGTAAGACTTCAATTGGTAAAAAGTTCTTTCAAGGCGAAAACAAGATTACAGATTTGTATGAAGGTTGGGATTTGGAAAAGCCAATAATTGATTGCATCGCCCCTGAAGGTGACTTTGATGTGGTTACGGGTGCGCTTGCTTCTGTTGGCCTTGGTGACGTTCCCGCATGGCTTAGGCCCTTCAATGCTTTATCTAACGGTCAGCAATTCAGGGCGGGCCTTGCAAGGGTTATGTGTGAAGAAGACAAAGAACTTGTAATTGACGAGTTCACTTCAGTAGTTGACAGGCAAATTGCAAAGATTGGGGCAATGGCTTTTTCTAAATCTTGGAAGCGTCAAAAGGGCCGTAAGGTTGTGTTGCTTGCTTGCCACTATGACATAATTGATTGGTTGGAGCCTGATTGGGTTCTTGACACAGGTACGGGCCAATTCGTTGAAAAAAAAACTCAAATTGGAAGCGGCCCAATTTCGAGCTTGAAATTCGGAAGGTCAACTCAAGTTATTGGCAATATTTTAAGCAACATTACTATTTAGATTTACCCTTACCTATTGCGGGCGAATATTTTGTTGGAATGGTCAACGGCGAACCTGTTTGTCATTTAGCTGCAAGCCCTAAATTTGAAAGCGGGTACTTCAGGCTTACCCGATTGGTAACTATGCCTGAATGGCAAGGGGCGGGTGTTGGTACCAAGTTTTTGAATTGGGTTGCTGAATACCACAAAAGGGGTAACGGTCGGAAAGGGCGGCAATACCCTTCTTTATTTCATACTTCACACCCTCAACTTATTTCGTATTTGATGCGATCAAGGCAATGGGTTCTTAAAAGCCAAATTCTTTTTGGGGGTAATAAATCGTCTTCACGTAAAAGCATACGTAAGGCTGATAAGAAGTTTTCTAAGAAGCGTTACGCAACAGGTTCAGGGTACGGCGGCCACTTCAGGGCCGTACAAGGTTTTAAGTACATAGGTGACGGAAAGGCCCCGAAAGATGGCTTTCCTGATTAAACTACAATAGATGAAAATTTTTCTTTCAGGACAGAAGTATTTTGCACTTGAAGTATTCAAGGAAATTATAAAATTGGGCCATACCGTTGTCGGCGTATGTGTGCCCTTAGATGATAGAAGGTTATTGCCTTACGTAAGGGAATTGTACCCTGAAGTATTGGTTGTTCCTGGCGGGGCCTTAAATTATGAATCGATGCCTGAAGGCGTTGACTTAGGTGTTTGCGCTCATTCATTTGACTATGTAGGTAAGCGAACAAGGTATAAAGCCCGCCTTGGTTGGATAGGTTACCACCCGTCACTATTGCCAAGGCATAGGGGGCGTTCTTCTATTGAATGGGCCTTAAGGTTCAAGGACGCCGTAACAGGCGGTTCAGTATATTGGTTGAATTCAGGAATTGACAGGGGGGATATTGAAAGGCAAGATTGGATTTGGTTAGACCATAGTAAGACGGCCCGTGAAGTTTGGCAAGAAGAACTTCAGCCGCTCGGGGTTAGGCTTATTTCTGAAAGCATTACCGCAATAGCTGAAGGAAAGCAAAACAGAATTAAACAAGATTCACGTTTCAGCACTTTCGAACCTTCGCTTGATGTGAAGGACATTTTCAAACCTGATTTACTTATGATAGAAGGCCCTAAATAATGGCAAAACTAAGAACCAAAGTCACCCAATCAAAAGAAAAAAAGCTAATAGAATCTAAGTGCTATCAATGCAGAAATAAAGTATTTGGCAAACCGTATTACATAACAGGAATGACCAAGCGGGTACTTTGTTCTGAAGATTGTAAGAATGTATATTTTGTATTTGCGACAATACCGATCGATCAAGAAAAGCCTTCAAATATGATGATGAAAATAATATACTTGTTTACTATCCTTTGCGGGGTTGAATCAACCAACAACCCGAGGGCGGTCGGTGATGACGGCAAAGCCATAGGTATAGTTCAAATTCACATTGAAGCGATCAAGGACGTAAATAGGGTTTACAAAACCAAGTATGTACTGAAAGACGCCTTCGAAGTAGAAGCTTCAAGGGATATTTTCAAAAAATATTTGACTATTTGGGGCACTAAATATGAAGAAAAAACGGGTTGTAAGGTAACGCTTGAAACCCTTGCCCGTATATGGAATGGCGGGCCTAAAGGGTACGAAAAAGAAGCTACAAAAGCATATTGGCAAAAAGTCCACTCTTCAATAAAGTCAGAAAGAAATATATAAAATGTAAAAGATTATATATATATTTGCATTGTGAGTCGCAACCACTTTGAAAACATACAACGATATTTATTGCCTTTAGGTAATAAGTGATTGCGACTTGCGCTTGGGGGTGACCTCAAGCGCATTTTTTGTAACTAATAAATTCATTACCAAAGATGACAGAAATTGTAAATTTTGACCCCGTAACAAAGTTGGGCGCCCCTGAAGATGAAGCCCAAAAGATCAAGGCTTTATTTGTTCCTATGTTCGATAAAATGGAAGAACTAGAACAGGAATTTAATGAACTAATAAGTAGGGCGGGTGACGAACCTTCTAAAGAAGTTTGCGATGAAGCAAAGCTTCTGAAAATTAAGTACAAGGATGTACGTAAGGGAACCGAAAAAATACACAAGGAAGCCAAGGCTTACCACTTGCTTATGGGTAGGGTTGCAGATGGTTGGAAGAACGCCCAACTTGCAGCTTCAGGAGCCAAGGAAGAAAAGCTTCTTAATATTTCAAAACACTACGAATTAAAGGAAGCGGCCCGTAAAGCTGAACTTGCAGCTTCGAGGGGTTTAGAACTTGAAAAGTATGAAACGTCAGGCGAACACATGGACTTAGAAAATATGTCTGAAGACGTTTGGCAAAATGTACTTGCGGGCGTAAGGGTTCAGTACAACCAAAGGAAGGAAGCCGAACAGAAAGCTGAAGAAGAAAGAATTGAAAACGAAAGGAAAGTTGAACTTCACAAGGAGCGACGCCAAGAACTTTACAAGTACGCCCCGTTCACCAACCTTGATAAGGTAACGCTTGAAAGTTCTGAAGAAGAATTTGCTGAAATACTTGCCCTTTCTAAAAGCCAATTTGACGCTGAAGAAAAGCGTAAGGCTGACATTGAAGAAGAAAACGAAAGGCTTAAGGCTGAACAAGATAAAGCCGAGGCAAAGCGCAAGAAGGAAGAAGCCCGTTTTAATTCAAGGACGGCAAAGCTTCAAGGCGTTCTTCTTGGGCCAAGCCTGTACACTTACGAAGGTGAAACGGTTATTACCTTCGAAGAAATTAAAACCCTTTCTGACGCCAAGTTTAAGGCCTTGTGTGATAAGCACAACAAAAAGGTAAAGGCTGACTTGGAAGCTAAGGCAAAGGCTGAAGCTGAAGCCCAAGAAGCCCAAGCAAAGAAAGACCAAGAACTTGCTGAACTAAAGGCAAAGGAAGAAGCTGAACAAGCTGAACAGAAGGCAAAGGAAGAAGAAGCTGAAGCCCGAAAGCTTGAAGGCGACAAAGCTGTTCTAACCTTTTGGGTAAATTCCATTACAAGCGAATTGCCGCCTCTTGATCAAAGCAACCTAAATACGGATTGCCAAGACGCTTACGCTGACATTAGAGCAAAGTACGCTTCATTCAAGAAGTGGGCCTTGAAAACAGTTGAAGAATTAAGCTAATGGGTGCCTATACAGATGACACAATAATCAGGTTTGGCGTCCATAAGGGGCGCCAACTTGACCAAGTGCCCGACAAGTGGTTTCTTTCTTTTTGGTACCAAAACCAACTTTGGTACAAGGATTACAAAGAAATGGGAATTTACCCCGACGCTTTTTCAAATGTGTATGATAAGCGCCGCTTCAGGGTGTGCGAATACATAGAAGATAACTTTGAAGAAGAACAACTTTGATTACTTCGTCTACTGAATACGTAAAAGTTCATATTAGGACTACCCACAGGGGTGACGTAGGCGAAACCGAAACGAATATTACCGCTGACATTTATGTTGGTGACTTTGATACAATTGAAGGCAAAAGGGTAATACTAGAAAAGCGGGTTTCTGAAAGGGCCGCTTCTTTCCTGAAGATAGAATTTGACATAATTGCTTAACTATAAAATTGCTTACCATGAAAACAGTATACTTAGACTTTGAAACTACGGGGGTAAATGTAAAAACTGACCGTATAGTACAAATTTGTATTATTGCCGATACTAACGAAGGCCTTCTTGAAATTACTACAATAGTAGACCCAGGCGTTGAAATTTCACCTGAAGCAACGAAGACCCACGGGATAACAAACGAAGAAGCAAGCAAGTACGGTTTGTTTCCAAGTGTTGCCCAAGAAGTGTTTGAAATTATTGACGGCGCCGATTACATTGTTGGCTATAATAGCAACAGGTTTGACGTACCCCTTCTTGTCAATGAATTAGAAAGGGCGGGTATTGATTGGGATTCTGAAGGCTTTGAAGGGGCCCATGATGCCAAAGCTGACGTTATAGCAACCAAGGACATATTGGCGGCTATGCTTGATAAAGGCATACCGAACAGGGACGCCGAAATGGTCAACACCTTAGAAGGTTTTGTTGGGCTTTCCAACTTCGGTAATAAGATTGCTGACCTTGACGGTAAGTTTGCCTATGATGATGACGGCGATCTAATTTTTACCTTCGGAAAACATAGGGGCAAGAAAGCAAAAAAAGAACTTGGCTTTCTTCGTTGGATGCTTGATAAAGACTTCAGCAATGATACCCTTAACGTAGTACGTTCATTTTTTGTAAAACGTGAAAATTAAGCCATGAAGAAAAGCGAATTATTAGAAAAGCAAGCCAACCAAGAAGACAATGACCTTAAGGCTTTCGGTTTGTACGGAAAGGCGCAACGTGAGCGCCGATGTGAAAAGTTCGTAAGTGAATACTTCGGGCCAATTTCTAGGACAAACCTAATAACCCAAACGGACGTTGGTAAGTGGACAATTTACAACGCCAAGTTTGGAACTGTTGACATTTTCCCAAAGGCCAACAAGTTGCTTATTAGGAAGGAAAACAAGTGGGTTAAGAATATTTACCCGTGGATCAACAAACACTTGCTTATATGAATTGTATGTTTAATAATATACCGAACTTCAAAAGAAAGCCTGAACCAAGGCTTCAGTTCTTAGAAGAAGCCTATGACAAGGCTTACAAGGGTAACGGCTTTATTATTATTGATTCTGTTGAAGTGCAAGAAGTCGATTCAAATTATTCATACGTTGAATTTGTGAAAACTGTAAGGGGTGTATTGGGTTGGTTTCCTGTTTTGAAGGAAAAGCCGTCGCCCCCGCTTTTTACGGTAATTACTGACAAGATGAAATTCATAAATTCATATAGGGCAAGTATGCTGAAGTCAATAGGCCTTACCTCCTTTTCAAAGGAAGAAGTTTTTTATAAAATGAAAGTGCTTGACAAGGTACTTTACAACAGGCGTGGAAGTGATGAATTGCACCGCCTGTACCTGAAGGAAGTACGGGCAAGAAATTCAGCTATAAAGAACAGCGAATTTGTTGGCGCTTGCCCTGTTCACATTTTGGGAAAACCAAGGTGGATAAATGAAAACGAAAGGCCCCTTAAGGCTAGTTTTGATTTTTCATTAACCTTTAACGAAAGGCAA